TCTCAAGAGAATAAAGATGAGTTTTTAACAGAAAGACTATTAGAGGCTTTAGAAATTAAAAAGCAATTTGATGAAACTATGGTCAAAATAATTAACAACCTTGTAAGAAGAGAAGATATGAGATAAGGTGATTTCAATGAATTCTGTTTATGCATATTGGTTTGAACTCATAAAGAATCAGCCTGTGCAAGAACTTACTTTATTGACTACTTTATTTAGCGATAAACAAACAAATAATCTAGTTGAGGAATTAAATCGTAGAGAACCTGTTGAAAAACTAAAAGGAATACTATCTAGAATAAAATCGGGACAACTCACTGTTGAGACTCTTATGGCGAAGTTACCAAATCCTGCCGTATCTAAAGAAGAAATAGAACAAAGACTACAAAAAGTTCTAGAGGCGGCAAGATTTGAAACACTAGGTTCATTAGGGCAACTTTTGGATAAGGTTATATCTCTAAAAACTAACATAGATGACCCTAATACAGAAACTACTGGGAATGATGTCTCGGAATTAAGTAAGTTAATAGATAAGATTTCTAAAATTCCTAAACCATCTCCCGCAACTCTAAGAAAAGATAAGATTACAAGAGAAAAATTGGCCTATTTTAATAGAGTTATTAGGCCAAAACAAAAATTCACTATAAAATTTAAAGAAATTCCAGAAAACAGACAAGAGTTTGAGGAAAAAATAAATGAAATTGCTCAAATTGTTGTAAAAGAAGAAAAAGTAGGAGAAGAAACTATCACCACCTACTTAGGAAGGCTAGAGAATGATGAATTTATCACTTCTTTTGACAATCAAAAAGATTTTTTGCAGTTTTTATCCGAAAGACCCGAAGAAAAGCAAAAGTTTTCCGAAAATGTTGGAAAGTTTTCTCCGGATTTTGGAAATGTTAGAGTTTCACGAAGCAAAAAGAAGAAAAGAAAGCAAATGAGTGAAGAAAAACTACAAGATTTGGTAATTAGAGGAGTAGAATTCCAAACTGCTGAAATAAACAGTTTTTCCGGCATTAAAAATTATTTACAAGCGTTAGAAAAAATACCTTACTCTATAACTCCATTTTTACCAACCACTTTAGACTCCGGAAGTGTTGGTGGTCTTAGCGTTAGACAGAATCTTCCCTCTACTTTCTTTTTGACAAGACAATCAGTAGCAAATTTAGGAACTAGAGGGACTAGAAGTGTAGTTATGAATCCTTATGCTACTGTTTTGTTACAAAGCACTTATTCTAGTAGTAATTGGTTCCAAACTTTCTTTGCCGATGTAAGAAAGTCACAAGTTATAGGTAGAAACTTAGCAAACTTGATGGTTTTAGACGATATTTATGATACACTGAAACTAAACAAAGAAAGTCAATATGGTTTTACTAAGGATATGTTTGGCGAAATTAATTTAGATGATAGAGAATCCGGAAGGAAAAAATTAAAGGAAATAATATTTACAGATAAGACTCTTAAGAGAGAATTCGATACCCAATCTAGACCAATTACACAAAATGCAGGATTATATTTACTAACAGATTTTACAAAAAAAGAAGCAAAAGATTTAGAGAAAAATTGGAATGATGACTTAGAATTTGATTATGGTGAACTAGAATTAGTTTACAAAGACTTTCAAGGAGTAACAGATGAGAAAAATTCAAAATATGTTACTATATTAGTGGACGGTAGGGCTAAAAATCCTGAAGAAATTGAAAGAATTATAAAACGAGAGAATTTAAAAATAGAATTGACTAAGTTAAGACAATTAGCAATAAACTCTAGTAAAGATGAAGAGATAGGAAATAAGTTTGTAGAATATATATTATCTTTACCTACTGAAGAAATCACACAAATATTGACTACTTCTGCAAATAATTCTTCTAGTTTCCAAGACAAACTCAACCCTAAAAATAGTTTAATATTTTTATCTACTATAAGCGATAGATTAGTAGGAGAAAATAAAGGATTAGTAGCAGATGCGTTGGAGAAAGTTACAAAAACAGAAACTTTTGTAGAAAAACAAGAAATACTAACCGAATTGAATGATAAAATGCCTTCTTTTCTACAGTATTTAAAAAATAAAGTATTTGAAGCGTTCCAATCAGAACTTGATGACTTTGCCAAAAACTACATTAGGGTGTCGGGTTCAAGCAAAGACAAGGCAATTAGGGCTATTGAGGTATTCAAGAGGTTTAATCTTTTAAAGGGTGATTAAAATGTTAGAAGAATTAATGCAAGAAATCGAAACTCTAATCGAAACTACTTCATTAGATAGTGCCGCTTACAGACAAAAAAAGAAAGATATTAGGCAACGATATGCTGAGTATTTAGACAAAGAAGAAGGATTAACTGCCGATAAAATAAAACCTAAAATTAAAGAGTTGGGTAAATTAATTAGAGGAAAGGAAAATGCTAAGAAGGTTCTTTCCGGTAAGTTTGTTTTAGACCCGCTTCTTCGTTTGAGAATGAGCGATGAAAAAGGTATTCCTTATGATATAGATGCGATATTAAATAGTAGATTAGGGCTAGTGAATATTGGAGTAGATAATGAAGAAGTGTCTTCAAAACAGTTTAAAACAACTATAGATAATTATGCTAAAACACTTTCTGAGGAACAATCTTCAAATCTAAAAGCAAACTTTACTAAAATTAAAAGAGCCATAACCACTAAAAGCAAAAAAGCAGAAAGAGTTGCTAGAAGTAAAACTGTAAATGTAGATATTAATACTTACATAGGTGCGACTGATTTATCTAAAGGAATAGTTAGAGAAGATATTTATGAATTTTGGGGCGAAGTTTCTAAAAAATATTCAAAATTTAAAACTAATTTAGATAAGTTCTTTGATGAAATTATTTCTAGTAAAGATATAATTGAAGAAATAAGTGGAAAAGATGTTGCAGAAAACATTGTAAAAGGAATTGTTGAAATCAAAAACAAATACGGGAATAAAAACCTTGAATACATTGTAGACTTTTCTAAAGTTAATATTCCTGTTACAGCAGACCCAAAGAAGAGACTAATAGCGGCTTTTGATAGAATAATTGATGCTGAACAATTATCTTATAAAACAGAAGAAGTCATTAATTCTGATATAGAAGAAGATGATTATGGCAGTACCCAAAGGGCTTGGGAGCAAGCATATATGGAAGCAGAAAATACTCTTAACTCTAGTGGAGAAAGAGGAGAAATAGAAATAGGGCTTGCCGGTGATGTTTTAGATTATGATATCGTTAGTTTACAAGAAGCAGAAAAACAAGATACTGACCCTCTTTTAGCCTATGAAATAATGAAAAATACTAAACTATTAGCACTCGATACTAAAAGCGAAGCAATACTGAAAGAGGCTTTAGACGATATGAGAGAGAAAGCACTGTATTTAGATTTTAGAACTGACCTTAAAAGACTAATTGAAGAATTAAAAGATACCCTTATCATTGATACTGAAACCTATACTTTACCTATTTCAGTTTTAGACAATAATGATTTTGCTAAGTTCGTAAAGATAGAAGGAACCTTAACAACTGCTTTAGCAAAAGAAGAAGTAACAAAAGATATATTAGAAGTTCTAGATGATTTGTTTGAGGAGATTCACGGCGTATTGACTACTGAAAAATTTGGTTTTGCAGGAGGAGTTAGGGCTACTGGAAGAGGAGGAACTTTAGGAGGAGCATTACCTCCAAGACAAGAAGCAAGAGGAACTTCTATGCAAAGTTTAGTTAATGAGCCTAAAAGACAAGTTCCTGTTGGTATGGGAACTAGAGGAAAACTAAAACAAGAAATAAAAAATGCTGTAATTAATCCTCTAAAGGATTTATTAGAAGCCTATTCGGAGTATTACATAGACCCTCTTTACATTGGTCGTTTACCTATTGAAGTTCCTTCGTATAGCACCGGAAGAGGGGCTAAAGCCCTATCTGTATTTTTACAAGATGTAGGTGGAGTTAGCATAACAGCAGATAGCAATATAATGTTAGCAACAACCGAAAAAGCAACATTAAGTGTTCAAACTATGAGAGATTTGGCAAACTTTTTAGAAAAACTAGATTCTCCAAAAATTACTGTAGATGATGGTTTAGTTAGATTAGCGAAGAATTTTAGTATTGCTATGACTGATATTTTTGGTCAAGAAGAAAAGAATAGAAACTATGCTAGTGCTGTGTTAAAACATTTTATGACATTAACCGATGATGACCAACTAATAGATGAAGAATTATTTGGAAGAAGAATAGGAGTTAGAGCAAATGAATGGCAAAGGGAATACAAAAGAAGAGTTCCACAACCCATTTTTGCCTTGCCCTATTTTGTTGATACTCAACAGTCATTAATGACTAAAGATTCTAAAAGAAAGCAACAGTATAATAGACTAAGGCAAGTATTAGATGAAGTGGAAAATGATTTACCGCTTATCTTTACTAAGATGTTAAAGGCTCATGATGCTATTAGAAAGGCTATGGGAAAATCAATAATTTATGGTTTCATGCCTTTGAAACATGAGTCTTATGAAAAAATGATTGATGTGTTGTATAAAGAAGAACAAATTGATATGAGTCATTTAGAAGTAAGTAATATAGTAAAGTCGGATGATTCCCATAGCAACCTTTCAAAAGAATATGGAATAACCACTGAACAAGTCTATTTGATTAAGGCTAACTTTAGGTGATATTGTGACTTGGTTTGACATAATCAAAAACCGTAGGCAACGGCCTAAAGATATAGAAGCCGGAGAGCGCTTTGATAGGGCTAGATTCAATTACCGAGGTAGACCCGGTGATGTCGCTAATCGTGGCGGTTCTGTAGATACTAGCAAACCAATTCAAGAATCATTAGACTCATTAAATTATAGACCTCAATTTGGTAGTTTCTTTGGTTCAATTAATAGAATGGTGCCAAAACATGAGAAGTTTGCACTTAGCGATAAAAGGAATGCATCTAAGCATAAGAACTGGGCTAATCTTTTAAGAAACTATCAAAGCGAAGTCAAACAAATGATAGTAGATTCTGAAGCGAGGGAGAAAAGTGGAAACTAAACAAATGTCTCGTTCCTCTTTAGAAGATTTGTGGAACAAAACTTATGGAGAAGACCTACCTTCCGGAAGGCCAAAACCTGCTAAAATGGATAGTTATTATCCTATTTCTACCATGAATGTGGCTTTAGATGAAGGTAAGCCAGTAGCGTATAGGGGATTTGGTAATATAGGAGATTATAATTTCATAGGTATGAGTTATACAATGCCCGAATATAGAAATAAAAGTATATATTCTAAATTAGAACCACCAATGCAAGGAAAGGTAATTGTCGGACTATCGCAAAGAAACACTGGATTTAAACAAGAAGACTGGGTTAATTACTTCAAAGGAAAAGGATTCACAATTAATCCATCTGATGAAGAATTGGATGAAATGTTTGGTGAAGGCCATGAAGAAATAACTCATCATTTTATTAGATTTTATAGAAACCATGATAAAAATACATGGGCGGCTAAGAATACATCAGCAATCGCTAAATGGTGGGGAATAGTAAAACAAAGGTGATATTATGAACTGGCAAGATATATTGAAAAGAAAATCAGGTAGAAGAGGCAAGAAAGCCCGTAAGAAAAGAAAAAGAGGCGGAAAGAAGAAATCATCACCGTATGCAAATCCTAAATTAAGAGCGAGGATTGTTGCTCAAGTTAAAGCCATGAGCATTGGTGATGGTAAGGGTGCTAATGCTTCCGGTGGTTGGTCGGGTAACAAGGCTATGATTGCCGCAAAAAAATATAAAAAAGCAGGCGGCAGATACAAATGAATTGGCGGCATGTTCTTAAAGCCAAAACTAAGACTCAACAAAGTCTTTCGAGATGGATTAAGGAAGATTGGGGAACTCAAACAGAACATAAAGCCAAAGATAAAGGTAAAACTCCAAAGAAAGAAAAAACAAGAGGGCGTTATATGCCGAGAGCAAAATATAAAACAACCTCAAAGGGAACTTTGGATTATCAAGATAGAAAGAAAAGAAGAAGCGTAAAGGCAGGTAAAACAACTGCACCAACAGGAAAGAAGTTTAGTCAAAAGTGATTATTATGAGTTGGAAACAAAGAAAAAACAAAGAGGATGAAAGCATGACATGGAAAGATATACTAAAATTAGACATCGAAGGATATAAGCGTTCTTATCCTTCTTTAAAGAGATTACCAGATGACGCAATAAGAGAGTTTGATAGAAGAATGAATGACCCAATGACCAATGCAAATCGTTTAATTAGAGAATTAGAAGAAAAGTATGGAGTTGCTCGAAGACCTGCTGTTGGAAGAATGGTTAAGCAAGACATAAAAGCAAAAATACTCGCTGAAATTAAAAAAGAAGGCGGAGCATTAGGCATGAAAAACCTAAAACAATTCGGTGAAGAAGCAGAAATAAAAAGAGCCTTAGCCGAATTAGAAAAAGATGGTGATATATTTATGCATAAAGATGGAGACATTTATACTCATAAACCGAAGTGATATTATGACATGGACTAGTATTCTCAAACAAACCGCATTGGTTGGTAAAGATGCTAGAAGTCCTAATATTTGGCTACATAGAAAAGCCACCACTAGAAATGTAGGTAGGCCAATGAAATCTAAACCGGAGAATCTATCTACAATACCTATCCAAGTTCCTCAAGATAAATTTGAAGAATACTATAGTTTCCTTGCTGAATTTTATGCTGATGGTCGTTGGCAAGAGTTAGCACAAGGGACTTTACAACAGGGCATAAACAATAGTAAAGTTAAACAAGTGCTGAAGGATTTTGAAAGAGGCAACATAAAAGTTACTAGACAATATTCGGATGAATTAGATGAGGCTATAGAAAAGCGATTAGAGAACATTATAAAATTAATGAGAGCAACTGGAGAGTTGATGAAAACTGGTAGTAGAAGTAGAATAAGAGAAGGTAGAGATTTAATTCGCTATGCTAAACAATTAGAAGAATCTTATGATAAGGGAATTTTAAAACAGGCTTCATATTATGATATTCTAAAAGTTTCATTTCTAAGTAAAAACTTCAAAATATCAAAAAAGTCCCTACTAGAAGTTGTAGAGGCTATACCGAAGAATCAAAAGTTTTCACTAAATGATATTGATTTTAGAAATGAGTTTGCAGAAAAACTTGTTAGTAACGGGGTTAGAAGAAATAATGTAAGCATTAAGAGTTTTGAAAGTGTATATAGAAGATGGGCTATGATGACAGGTCGTAAAATACTATCAAATTCTTCATTAGTAATTGAAAATTTTAAGCCCAGTGGCGCTAAGACAAGCGAATATATTCGGGTTTGATAAAATGGGTTGGATGGATATTCTCAAGAGAAGAAAGTGGCAAGGCACACTTTCTAGTAAGAAAAAAGAAATACTTGAGAGAACTCCAAAAATAAAAATAAATATTCCTAAACTAAGTTATCCACAAGAAGAAACAGAAATACCTGCCATATTAAAAATAATGAAAGATAAAAAACTTAACTCAAAGCAAATGAAAGATGCAGACCTTAAGCCGGAAAAAGAGATGTTTGATATTGTCGGTGCAGATAAAGAAGACTATGAAGATTTAATTAAAGATATTAATTATTATGCCATGTCATTAAAAATGAAATACCAAAGACCAAGACCCCATCAAATAAGTAATAAAATCAAATCCACTAAAACAACTACAGACGATACTCCTGCTTTTCCTAGTGGTCACTCAATGGCCGCACATGGTTTAGAAATAGCATTAGGTAAGAAATTCCCAAATAAGAAGAAAGAGTTAAAACAAATGGCTGATAGAATCTCACTATCTAGGGTGCAAATGGGTAGTCATTATCCAAGCGATATAGATGCAGGAAATAAATTAGGATATTTAATAGGTGATGCGTATGAGTAACTGGATGAATATTCTCAAAAAGAAAAAGAAACACCCTGCATTAAAGAGAGCAGGTGTTAGTGGTTTTAGTAAACCAAAGAGAACTCCAAAGCACAAAACCAAATCACATATTGTTGTTGTCAAAGATGGTGATAAAGTCAAAACTATTAGGTTCGGACAACAAGGAGTTAAAACAAACCAAACAGAAGGGCAACGAAGACAGTTTGAATCAAGACATAAAGAAAATATCAAAAGAGGTAAAATGTCTGCGGCTTATTGGGCTAATAAAGTAAAATGGAATCGAAAGAAAACCAAAGAAAAGAAAAACAAAAAGTGGCGGAAGGGAAGTTAATGAATTGGAAAGATATACTCAAAGTGGATAATGTCATTTTTGACCCTAAACAAAACGCTAGTGCTTTCTATGACCCGGGTACTAAAGAAATAACTTTGAATCTTGGTAATTTTCCCTATAAAGAAGGAGATTCTGAAGAAAAAGTGTTTGCTGATTTAGATTTGATTGTCACCCATGAAGCGGCACATAAAGCAGTTGATTCAGTTCTAGAAGAGAAGATGAATTCATTCGTAAGTGATTTAGGGAACCACATAGTAGACACATTGAATAGAAAAGAAGGTTCAACTAATAGGTTGATTGATACGGGAATGAGAATGATGGAAATGATTGCTGTAGATGAAGCCTATGCTTATGCTACTGGTGCAACTACTCAAAAAAAGCCAAAAATCGCTGTTATGGAATCTACTGTTGATTCTTTTTTAAGTGCTGTTCATGATATATTAGACCAAATAGCCGAACAAATTAAAAGCCACCGACAAGAATATGGTGAAGAGTTAACTAAAAATTCATTAAAAATATTAAGTGCGATAGCGAGAGACTTACAAGAGAAAACATTAGCCGGTAGTGCTATAATAGAACAATCTGTTTCTGAATTTGTTTCTAGAATGAATAATATGTCGGATGAAGAAAAATATGAATATACTACACGAACTGCTAAAAAAATTAAAAGGGTGCCTTTATCGGAAGCAATAAGAACAAAAGTATTGGATTATTTAGACAATAGTTCTAAATTAAATTTGCGTAGGGGATAAGTTTGGAATTAAGAAATTGTTTGAATTGCTGAAAGCAGGTAAGTGAAAATAATGCTAAAGTGGTGGGGTGTCATTAGGAAAGGTGAAGTCAAATACCTTACTAATAAGCAAATAAGAGATAAAGGCTTAAATGTTCCTATAGGTGCTATTGCACAATATATTCACCCTACTATTCTTAATAATTACAATGACTCTACTCACGAAGGAGTGATTAGAGTTTATCTTACTGAAATAAAAAATGCAGTAGATATGATGGCTCGTAAGAAAGAACTCGACTACAAAAAAGGCGGGGAAGAAATAAAAATAACTGATGAACAGAAAGAAAAAGCAATAGAAGAAATAATTAAGAGAACCATATCTCATGAAGCAGGGCATGAAGGATATTTTTATGCTAGGGATTTAGACACACCGAATATATTTAGAGAGTATGATGAGAAACCCGAAAGACAGGAATATGCCGCATATACTTCGGAGTTTCCAAACAACCCATATCTAAAATTAAAGAACTACCTAAAACATCCTGCAACAACTGACCCATCAAAGGCTAAATTTGTTGATAGTTATTTTGGTAAAATAGGTGCAGGAGTCGTTCCATTCAAAACAAATACTAAGGCTATGGCACAATTAGTCGGATGGGTAGATTCTTTAAAGGTGAAGTCTAAAGGAACTGTTAAGCCATTATCTCTAAAAGATAAGAATAAAATAGTTGCATTTGAGTTAGGTCTTAGAGCAAGAAATGAAGGCATGAGAGGTAGTGAATTTAGACAACCAGTAATAAAAAATGTAAACGATGCCTATGGAAGATATGGCATACAAAACTTATCAAAAGAAAATAAAACTTTTTTAAAGAGAATATTTGGGTGATAGCATGGATTTGGATAATTTAAATCTTGAACATCAAATGGATATGAGGCTATCTAAAAACTCGTTTCCTTATTTTTTCCAAAGTGTTTTAGGATTAGACTTTGCTAACCATCAAAAAGAATGGCATGAATTGATGAATACTACTCAAAGAACCGTAATCATTTGTTCTAGAGGTCACGGTAAATCAGTATTTATGCATGCTTGGGTCGTTTGGAATTTAGTGTTTCAACCGCCACCTTATCAAATGATATATATTTCATCTAACCAAAAACAGACTATGGTTCACATGAGAGATATTGATAAGTTATTTTTACACCCCTTACTTAAAAAATTCAAACCTGTTAGGGGATGGGCAATAGGAAACATTACATTAACTAATGGTAATCAAATCTTGGAGCGTTCTGTTGGTTCACAGATTCGTGGACTTCATCCTCAAGAGATTATTATTGACGACCCTTTGAAAGAGTTCAGTATTAGTGGAATTCAAAAAGTTACAGATTGGTTTTATGGTGACATGATACCAACACTTCACCATACTGCTTCTTTAAGAGTTATTGGAACTCCATTTAGTTATACAGATATTTACCAACAACTTGCTGAAAATGAAGTATATACGGTTAGGACTTATCCTTGTGTTAATGCGTTAAACGAACCTTTGTGGCCTAATCGTTGGGATTATGATTCTTTGATGGAGAGAAAGAAAGAAATAGGCTCATTGAAATTCACAAGAGAATATATGTGCGTTCCTATCTCTACTGGAACTTCTCTATTCAATCCGGAGCATCTAGACAATGCGAAAAACAAAGATTTGGTTTTGAAACCTTTGAAGCGAGAAGGCTACAAATACTTTGTCGGCGTAGACCCTGCTATTTCTACTGATGGAGATTACAATGTAATTACTGTTATAGAAATGGATGCTGATGAAAATAAATCAATAGTATATATTGACCGAGCAAAGAATGTAGAGTTTCGTGAAAATATACAGAAGGTGAAACTCATTGGTCAAATGTTTAGACCCGAAGTTATATTGTTTGAAACCAACACTTTTGCCAAATCTTTTACTCAAGAACTTAGGCAAGTTGCTGATTTGAATGTTCATGATTTTAATACTACTAGAAGAAAAAAGCAAGAAATTATTTTAAATTTACAAATGACTTTAGAAAACAATAAAATGAATTTTCCATACGGTAACGAAGAAAGCCGTAGAGTAACATCAGCATTAATAGAAGAATTATCTATGTTTGCTATTACTGAAAGAGGTAAGTTTGAGGGAGTCGGCGCACATGACGACATGGTTATGAGTCTAGCATTAGCAAACGCCGCAACATACCAAATGACAGATAACTTCATACTTCTTGATGATATGGGCTTATTCAATGACTCTCCTAAATCTAAAGTGAATTATGGATTGGGTCTAAATTTTTGAGGAATAAATATGGTTACATCTGAACAATATAGACAGGCCGCTACTCAAATGGAAAGGCTAGCAGAATTAGAAGATGAGGAAGAAAATACTAAAGATTTAGTAGAAAGAGAATTAGATATTGAATTAAAATTTTCAGTTGGAGAAGTTCTCTCCGAATATGATGAAATAAATAAAATTTCCAATATGTATAGTATAAATGCTAGTCAAGCAAGAAATATGCTAGATGTTTTTCCCAAAGAATATGTTGTAGAAGATAAAACTATTCCGGATTTAATTAAAACTATGAGAAAATCTAGAAGAAAATTAAAGGGAGAACATAGAGAAAAAATGACTAAGGCTATTGACACAATGATAGATGCTTACAGTGACCACTTATTCAAGTGTATAGACTCTATACATTGGTTATCACCTTACAAACAAACACTATTAAAAATGAGATTCAATGAAAAAGATTTACATAAATTACATAAGATGAAAGACATATCATCTAGACGAGAAGTAATAGATGCTTTGTGTAAATATTGGGAAGCAGAAATAGAACAAAAAGATATGGCTTATGGAAAAGATTACGCTAGTTTGTCTAAAACCATGTCATTAGCAAAAAGAGATTTTAGAGGATGTATTTCTAAAATTACTGACCAATCTCTAAATAAATCTAAAAAGCAAAAACAAGAAGAATTCATAATAAAAATGGTTTGCGAACATCAAGGAATAGGGGCTAAAGCAATACATGAAAGAATGCCAACTAAAATGCATAGAATATGTTCTCCTAATGTTATATCAAAAATGATTAAAAAGTTAGACATTGTTTCTTTAGAAGGACAATATTATAAATTCTCTAGTGAAATAAAAAAGAATATTTGGGCTTATACTGCTGCATTTATTGATTCGGATGGATATATTACTCTTGACCGTAACATGAATCCTAGAGTTGGTTTGATTGCTACAGGAGAAAGAGGAAAGGCTTTCATGATGGAAATGCATAAATCAATAGGTTATGGTAGGATGCATTTAGACCAAAAATCACCACAGCAGACTCGCCTAATTCAGCGATTAAATTTTTATTCTCAAGAAGATGTAACTAATCTTTTAACAAAGTGTTTACCTCACTTTAGATTAAAGAAGGGTAATGCTAAGTTATTATTAGAACTTATTCGTATGAAGAAATCGTATAAGAAAGCCGATTGGTACAAACCAAGATGTGATGAAATTTTTAAATTAATGAAGTGGGAGAATCATAAAGACCATGTAGGCTATGATTGGTCTAAAGAAAACATTAATCTTGATGATATTTCAAAATACAAAGAAAACTGTAAAGTGTCTTTGATGGATGAAATGGAGCAAATTGGTGGAACTATTCTAAAGGAGGAATAGGGCTGGATATAGAAATTTATGAAGTTGGGCCGAGAGATGGCTTACAAAATAGTAATTTTAAAGTATCTACTAATAATAAAGTTAATTTAATTAATCATTTATACCAAGCGGGATTAAAAAATATGGAAATAACTTCTTTTGTTCATCCTAAAAGAGTACCTAATATGGCTGATGCTGAAGAGGTATTTCTAAACACAAAAGAGTTAGCAGATTTTGGAGTCTTGATTCCAAATCAACGAGGATTTGAAAGGGCTAAAGCACTAGGAGCAAAAAAATTCAATGTCTTTTTTTCACCATCAAATGAATTCAACTATAGGAATTTAGGTAAAACTTTAGAAGAAACTTATATCGGGTTAGAAAAAATGCTAGAAGATGAAGATAGAAAAAACATTAGAGCATATATTTCTTGTGCTTTTGGTTGCCCATTTGAAGGATTGCCTTCTGATTACAAACTTAAAGACAGTATAGAAAAAGCAAGTAATTTAGCAGAAGATGTTGTTTTATGTGACACTATTGGAGCGGCATATCCTAGTAAAGTAACTAGAACATTAGAACTAACAAAAAGGATTGATAGTAAAATATCTTTACATTTACATGAAAAAAAGACAGGGAGCAACAATATATTTTCTAATGTTAAATCAGCCTTAGACTGGGGAATAAACTCATTCGATTCTAGTATAAACGGTTTAGGTGGGTGTCCTTTTATGCCCGATAGTGGAAGTAATTTATCTACAAACCAATTAATAAATTGGGCAAACAATAACGGATATGATACAGGTATTGACCTTAAGGAACTAACTTATGCAACAGAACTAGTTAGAAGTTTAGAAAAAAGACGACAAAAATTCCCCGAAGGATTCATAACAGAAACAACATCTGTAGCAGAATAAGGGAGGTAGTGCTATGGTAGAAAAGAAGAGAGGTTTTAGCATAACTAATTTATTTAGAAGGTCAACACCAAAACCTGCTGATAGAGAAATATACAATATTGGTATTCAAGAGAAGCAACGAAGTAGTTTAATGACCGCTCCTCTTCTCTATCATTTAGTTCAAAATTCAGTTATTACTAGAACTTGTGTTACTCAACTTAAGCAAGAAATATTCCGTAGAGGATATGTTTGGGAAAAAGCATATGAAGCATATTGCATGGATTGTAAAAAAGAACATCAAAGACCAGTTTCAGAATGCTCTAGATGTGGAAGCACTAATCTAAGAAATCCGGATGTAAAACAATTAGAATATGCTGAGAAATTTATAGAAGGCTACATCAATAAATCTGAGCAACTATTCATTGATGTTCTAAAAGAACTAGAAGACGATTTAAATATTATGGATGATGCTTACATTGTTTTAGTAAAAGAATATTTTATTGACGGTAATCAAAAAATTCGCATGCATAGAATAAAAGAAGTATATAGAGGCGACCCAGTAACTATGGCTATATACTCGGATGAAGTGGGGCAAAGAGGAACTAAGGGGTTTACTTGCGTAAATCATAGAGGGCAACTAAGAACAGAACCGCATGAAAAATGTGAGGAATGTGGAAGTTCCCTCTACCCCGTCCACTATGTAAATAGGGTTGGAGGAAAAGACCAGTATTTCTTAAAGGGAGAAGTATTGCATTTTAGCAAATATAGTCCTTCTAGGCTATATGGTATGTCTCCGGTCATTACTCTTTACAATCACATTACTACTCTTCTTGCTATGGAAAACTATGTAAATTCTTCTTATACTAAGAGCCGAATGCCTAGAGGACTATTAGCAGTTCAAACTAGAAATATGGATTCAATGCGTTCTTTTTGGCGTTCAGTAAAAGAGAAAATGGAAACTGACCCTCACTTTATTCCTGTAATGGGAATAGAAGCAGAAGGAGGAAAGGGTTCTGTTGAGTGGATTAAATTTATGGATAGTCTAAAAGAAATGGATTATGTTTCTGTTAAAGACGATTTGAGAGATAGAATATCAGCGTTCTATGGTGTAAGTAAAGTCTTTATGGCTGATAATACTACAAGTGGTGGATTAAATAATGAAGGTATGCAAATACTTGTAACTAATAGAGCAGTTCAAATGGCACAGAATGTTTACAACAATTATGTATTTCCATTCTTAATTAAACAATTTGGCATTACTGATTGGGTATTGAAACTTCCTCCAAGCGAAGAAGAAGATGAAATAGCAGTAATAAGAAAGAGAGAACTGGAAGTAGGTATTGCAGGTCAAATCAAGAATTTAGGATTTGATGTTGAAATGGATGAAGATGGTAACTTTACTTTCTCTAAACCTGAACCGAAAGAACCACAAGAAGGTGAATCTCCTAAAGGAGACGAATCAGTGGAATTAGACCCACTAGCAGGTTCTAATTTAGACCAAAGAGATTTAGATGAACAAACAAGAATGTTTGCAGAAGGTGGCGGTAGTAAACCACAAGAGAACCCGCCAACATCAAGAAGCAAGCCGAGTATGAGTGTCGCCCCCGATAAAAGATTAACAGGATTACCAGTAGATGCAGGTAATCAAAATGTAGATAGACGAAATGATAGGAGGATAGGTTGATGACAGAAGATTTGAGACAAAAGGAAATAAGACTGAAGAAAGAATTAGCGAAAGTAAAGGCTATTAATGCCAATGCTGATACTAAGATAAAAAAGAATAGGGATTTATCATTAGGGGGATTACCTCCCGATACTTCTCATAAACCAACTCCAGCATCTAATGATATTCCCGATGTTATATCCTTACCGCCTAAAAGAAGAGGAAGAAAAGAAAACATACCGTTCTGAGGAAGATATATGTACATAGAATTATCTAAAGAAAACTCCTTTGATTCTTTAATATCAAAAATGTCTTTAGACAAAAATACAACGAAGTTAATTGGTAAAGCCACAAAGGAAGAAATAATTAAATCTCTTTTAGATAATATGAATAATTCTAACATGGCAACATATAGAAAACTTATCGCTAAAGCAGAAAAAGAAATAGATGAAGAAGAACAAGCCTTCCAAACACAATTAGGAGGAAAAGGTTCACAAAGATATGGAGTAGGAGAATCAAAAGTTGAAGAGGATTCTTTAGAGGAAGATAAAGATAAAGAAGTTTCTTCCACAAAGTTTGAATATAACCTATTCTTAAAGGCTAGAAAGAAATATGAAATTCTAGAAAATTCATTGAGTTCATTAAAAGATTTATCTAATCAAGTACAGTTGGAAAAAAATCCAGAACTGTCTTCCGGTTATGAGTTGTTTAATACAGCCAGTTATGATAACTTAGTTAGAAAGAACAGGAATAAATCTGATGTTATTTTAAACGCTATGAGTATATTAGAAAGGAATAACAACGCTTTAGTAGAATCCGATAGAAACATTACAGATGGTAAGTTAGTTGCTCCTACACCTCCTAAAAGATTAGATAAAGAAACTCAAGAGTTTGTTTCTAGAAATAAGAAAAAAGATATTGATGTTGCTAATATACAAAAAGAACTACTAACTTTAATGGAGAAAAGTTATCCTGTCGAAGGGGAAGAAGATATGTCCTTTGCAGATGTGTATAAGAATCTACATATTAATCAATTTGATAGAACACCTAGAGCAAGAAGAAGCCCGAAAAAATATTTACAAGCAATAGAAGCGGCTAAGAAAAGCCTAGAAGATAATAGGCCTAAAAATTTTATAGCGAAAATGAATAAATTAAAACAATTAATAGCAGAATTAAAAACACTATATGAATTAGAAATACCTCTTATAGAAAGAATTGCTACATTAGAATCGTATGAAGATAAAGAAAATAGAAAAGAATTAATTGAATTTGCTAACAATAAAATAAAAGAAAGTCTAGAAGTTACTGCCGATTTAAAACCTGAAATATACGGTATAGGAGCAGAAAGTGAAGAAGTAATATTAGGAAGAAAAGGTATTGATGTTAGAAAAGATAAATTGATGGAAAGAATATTATCTAGTGAAATGACAAAAGCGAAGGAAGAACTATCTAAACTACAAAAGACAATAGATGGTATTCAAGAATTTGAAGAATCAATAAAAGAAATAGTGGTATTAATGTCTACAGTAAATCGAATGGATAAAAATATATTTACCACAGATAAACAAAAGATAGACAAATTAAAAAATCAATACAAAATTCTTACAGAAAAGTATTTTGAACAAGAACCCGAAGGAACAACTATTAATCCTAATAGGGTGGAATTTGATAATAGATTAACAGAACTAAATACTCAAATTAAAGATTTAGAAAGTGAAAATGCCCGATACTTTTCAGTTGTTTCTAAATTAAATGAAAGTTATAATATAATATTTGACAGTAAAGATGAAATGGAAAGAATAAATCAAAACCTAAGAAAATTGAAAAATTCAGGTGAATTGGATGCTGTTAAACTAGCACAAGATATTAAACTCTCATTGTTAAGAAAAGATACTTCCGATTTAAGAAGTGAAGATTACAAACTAAGATTAACTTCTTTAACAGGAGAAGAGTTAGAAGAAACTTTATCCAATGCAGATAAGACAATAGACATACTAAGTAAATTAGATATAAATGTAAAGGAAGTAAAACAAACACTAGAGTTAATGAGGAGTGAAGCAGTATGACATGGGATTTTTATGGAGAAGGAAAGGATTTTATCCTTAAAGAAAAGAAACAGGTTCCTAAAAGAGTTTTAGATTCTTTAGACGGAAAGGGAAAGAAGAAACTAAAAAAGACACTTCAAGCGGCTGAACCAACAGAATTTTTTGGTCAAGATTTTACTAAGTTAGGGGACTTAGTTAGTTTGCTAAAAGAACTAGATTTGATGAAATCAGATAAAAAACTAAACAAAAAGGTTAAGTCTATGGATGAAAGGAATATTGATATAGTCGCTACCGCTACGAAACTTCGTAAGGAGTATGAATTACTCTATCGTCAATTAAGAGACTTAATTTATCCCAAAGGACAGGAGGAGAAAAAATGAGTAAAAAAAATACAATTAATGAAGAACTACTTGCGATTATTAAAGCCCTTAGTGCTAAAATAGAAAGCCTAGAGAAAACAGTATATTCTCAAGATAACATACTTATGAAGTCCGGCTTTGTTGTTACTGAAACTCCAGTACCGACTATTGACAACAACATTGGCTCTACAATAACTGATGTTTCAAATATGGATTGGTCTGATATTCACAAGATGGTAGAAAGCGCAGGTGGTCAATAATGCCGGAAAGAGTAACAAAAGAAGAAAGAATGATTAGCCTTGCTATCGAAAAGGCTAGAAGTGCTAAAGAATTATTACATCAATCGTTACAAGGTAATAGATTACCGGATGAAAAAGATGACCGTATGGAAAAAGTGAAGGTAAAACGCCCGAAGGCTCAAAAAGCAGACAAAGTAAAAAACCAAACTAGGAAAAAAGATGGTTACGGTCTAGGTGGAGAAGAAACTCATTTCAAAAAAGCAATAAAACAATTTGAAAGTGATGCTGAAGAGTTTTATAGAAAAAAATTAGCAGAAATGCAAACCTTACCCAATAAACAGGTTCAAAGTGATTTTGAATATGAATTAGATAAAATCGCTCAACAAAAAGGTGGACGGCCACTAACATACGCAGATGTAAACGGTGCTAGTATTAGTGTTTCAAAAACCGGATATAGCCGCAATTGAGGAATGCTGAATGAAACTCAGCAGTATTGAGAAGGACAAGCAACCTTCACAAGAAATACTTCGTTTGTTTGAAAAGGTTAGAGTAGCCTATCTATCTGCTAGAAATGACCCTTCCGAGTATGGCGGAAGATGGAGAAGCGCCATAGAATTAATTAAAGATTCAGCAGAAGAAATGGACGCTACTAGTAATGAAATGAAAGATTACTTGGATTATGATTTATTAGAATCCGAAGAAGGAAATGACCCTACTTCTTTACAAGCAAAAAAAATATTTGAATCAATAAAAATGCTAAGGTATTCCTCGGATTTAGTTCAAGACCCTTTTGCTAAAAGATTCAAAGGAAAAGTTTTGGAGGCGCTTTTAGAAAATCCAGATGTTATGGTTAAGTTTGTTCACTATGCTCTTAGAGAAGATGATAATATATTGCCCGATGAACTTTATGCAATAAAAGATATGTCTAGTGATAATATTACTCTTGGTCTTAAGGGTCTTGACCTAGAATCAGATGATGTGGCACTATATATTATTGAGCATTATGGAGACGGAAAAGACTCCAAATCAGTTGAAAAGAAAGTTAAGTCTGCTTTAGATATGTTAGAACTATTGATGTTATCTAGATATGAACAATCTGATTTAGATGAACTAATAGAAATAGATGGGTTTGAAACAGAAAAGAAAGAAAAATCATTTAACATTAAAAAGATAATAAAATCTGAAGAAGAAAAATCATTGACAGATTTTATTGTTCCGAATAAACCAATGTATAGAATATTTGATATAGAAGATATTAACGAATTAAAAGGCTTTAGCGGTGATTGGTTTGTTCAAGAAAAATATGATGGAATGAGAATACAGTTACAAAAAATAGATAATAATGTAAAAATATTTTCATACAATAAGAAAGATATTACAGAAAAGTGTAAAGAAATAGTTAAAGAATTAAAAGAAAAACAATTCGGTAGTTGTATTTTAGATGCCGAATTAATTCTATTTGATGAGGATGAACCATTACATAGGGCAGATACCATAGCCCATGTATTTAAAAATAAATATCCTGATGCTAAACTCAAATGTCATGTCTTCGATATTATGCGACACGATGAACAAAACCTATTAGATGAAGAATTGAGTGATAGGATGACTATAATGTTTAATAATTATTCTATGCATTCTTCGGATGCTTTGAATTTTCCTTCAAAGAAAGATACTAGACAAGCAGATAATTTAAAAGATGTAGAAGAGTATTCTAAAGACATTATGGAGATGCCAACTTCGGAAGGAGTAGTAATAAAAGACTCTACATCTACTTATTATTTAGGAACAAGAAAGAATCCAAAATGGATTAAGTGGAAGAAGTTTGTAGATTTAGATGTAATAGTATTAGATAAATCTAAAACTAAAAGTAACTTATATTCTTATACTCTAGGAATATCTACTACCGAAGAAGAGGGTAAATTCATAGAAGATTATCAAGGTAAAAAATACATGAATGTAGGAAAGGCATTGAATACAAAAATTAATGTTGATATTGGTAGTATAATCAGGGTTAAGGTAGATGAAGTGAAAAGGGCAGGGGATAGATATACTCTATTCTCGGCAAAGGTAATTGAGATACCGGAAGTTACTGAACCGGATAAAGAAGTAACTCTAGAACTATTGGCACAAGACACAAAAAAATCTCTTAATTATTCTATTGATGCTTTGAAGAAAGGTATTGTTTTGACTGACCATATTCATGGTGAAACTACTGTTATTGCTAAATCTACTATGGATGGATTTACTGTTTATGGTTTTGAAAAGAATAACTTAATGTCTAAGAATGCTATTAAGGATTTAGATATGTGGAAACAACAAGTAGAAGAAATAATGAAAACTAAACAAAGTTTGCTTACCAATGCTATTTTTCAATTCTTAAAATTAAATGGAGCCAAATCACCAAAGTCTGTTCATAATTATTTAGTTGAAAAGCACCCTTCATTATATGAAGATGTATTAGAAAGTGAATTTTCTGAACTAAAGGATTGGTCGGAAAGAAGAGATGGTATTGAATTTAGTGATGATAAGTTATTCTCAAATCCAAATAAAATAATGCTCAATGATTCTATTAAAAAAAGACTTAATGATTCTATCAAAAAATCACAAAAGTTAGAGATGTTATCTAGGTTCATGGATGAAAAAAAAACGCCAATGACTAATGTTCCAGTAACCATTGAAAGACAGAAAGAAATACCTATGGTATCTATGATTGGTAGTGGTTCGGAAGACAAATGTTGTAATGAACTAAAGCAAAAAATAATTGGCTTTATTGAAAAACGCATTATGGGTAGTTTTGACGATGTGTTTAATATGCTATTTGACATAACTGCTGACTCGGAAGAAGATAGGGACTATTTATTTACTGCCTACCTAGATGGAATTTCGCTTGAGCGTGAATCGGAAGAAGACAGAATTACTGAATCATCAAAAGAAAAGATAAAGCACTATACTGCGGCTTATTATGGTGAGGCTTTATTAAATATGCCGTGTGATTCGTTGGTAAATAAAATTAGAGAAAAACCATACTTTACTCAAATGACAACTTTTATTGAAGAATATGATAAGTGTAGCACAGGATTTGATTCGGATTTTTCCGATAAATACGCCATGTTAAAGTCATATAAAACTCCCGAAGAATATAGAGAAGGAGAATTCAAAATCTATATGAGAAAAGATAACAACCTAAATATTGTAATGAAGTTAGGTGATGAATCAATCAATTGGTTAGTAGATATACAAGACGAAGAGGAGTTGTTTGATATGTTTGGTAAAGCGGGCAAATACCCTGCTGAAGTTGCTAAGACTATTGACAAAGAAAAGACAATTGATACAGGTAAAGTCGAATTAGGAGTTCAAAGACATGGCTATCATGAATATTTCTTAGAAGGAAATAAGTTTGAAACTAAACTACATATTAGAGTTCTTCCCGTAAAAGATAAGAAAATGTGGTTAGCATGGACTGGATATGAACAAAAACCAGTAGACCAAGAAGAAGATAAAGGTATTTGGAATATATATGAAGATAAATTCAATTATATTGATATTCCCCGTTAATGGGCTGTTCTTTAAATAGTCGGTTTAACAAGAGGGTGTTGAGGAGAATGAGTTCCGCTACTGTGGCAAGACCATCTAATGATTTCAGGATTCTCAAAAGTCAAGACGATTTAATGATTGGAGGATATGCAAGCATAGAAATCGTTGATAAACAAAATGACTTAATTACACTTAAAGCACTACAAGATGCAGTAACAAAATATATGGAGAACCCGAAGTTTAGAAATGTAATGACTAATCATTCTAATGTTCAAGTCGGGGAAGTAGTAAAATCGTATAGAGACAAAAGCGGAAAAATATGGAAAACCGAAGTTGATGATGTAGGATTCTTTGTAGTGATTAAATTAAGAGACGACATAGAAAAAGCCAAAGAAATTAATAGAGGCGTAAGAAAAGGTTCATTGAGGAGTTTTAGTATAGGGGGACAGGCAATTCAAAAAGTAAAGAAAAGCCACCCCGAATTAGGACAATACAATGAAATAAGCAAACTAGAGTTACATGAGGTTACGATTTGTGAAAAAGGAATTAACCCGGAAGCAAGGTTTGATATATTGAAACAAGAAAAGGTAAATAATATGAGTAAATTAGAAAAAGCGCTTGCAGAATTGGACACACTTATGAGTGAGGTCAATTCTCTAAGAAAAGAAGAAATGGAGAGCATGGATATGAAAGAAGAAGAAAAAATAATGGACGAAAAGATGGATGATGGAGAAATGGCTCCACTAGAAGAGGAAAAAGGCGATTATCAAGATGATGAAATGAAAGCCGTTGTTTCTACTCTAGATGGTGCAGGTGTCGAAATCGGAGAACCGGCAGATAGAATAGTTATTGATAATGGAAAACCTAAAGCAACTGATATGCCAGTTGTAAAGGCTTTTGATTCAAATGAATTCGATACTCTTGATTTGTCAAATGAAAACATTGAGAAGGCTTACGAGGCTTTCCGTCAAGAGCAACTTGAGAAGTTGGCTTACGACAATCTTCAAAAGACATTTGAAACTAGATTTTCAAGTGAAATATCTCTAAGAGAAGACAGGCTAGCAAAGTCGCAATATGATGCCGCTAGTGAAATCGCTTCTCTAAAAGAAGAATTCACACAATTAAGAAAGTCTTTAACTGCTGAAAAGGAAACAATCCTAAAAACAGCAGAAGACAGTAAAGTTACACTCCCATCTTTGGATGAAATTGCAGAAATGGAATGGAATGACATTCACAAAATGGTAGGGGGTTATTAAAATGTCAGGATATATTAACACAATAGCAGATTTAGAAGCACAAACATACGGATTTAGTCTCGGTGGAAGCAGTAACATGCTTTTGAAAACCGCAGGGGCAGTAAGTGGCATTCATGCTGGTCATGATGCATCTTCCCAAGCACAACCTACTACTGGTGTTGCAGGTAATCTTTACAATGTTCTATACGGACAAAAGGTTTGGTCAATGCTAAACAGGGAAGTAAATGCTCTATCAGTTATGGCTAAGAGGCCATATACTTCTAGTGGTTGGAGAGTTCTATCAAAAAGACCTGCTGGTGGAAGCGGTAACAAACATGCTTTCGTTCAAACTGGTGCTTTGGCTACAGCAACTAATCCCGGTGGCGACAACCCAAGATTAGATGTAATTGGTGGTGTAGAAGAAAACGCTTCACTATCTACTGGTGGATTAATTGCTATTGCTCCGGAATATTCTGTATTGAATATGTCTCCGAAAATCGTTGCACATCAATTTGATTTCAGCGAATTGGCTATGGAAATGGCGGCAATTGACGATGGAATTGGTGACATTAGAGCGCAGATGAGAGAAGACATGGGTAAGCACCATGCTGAATCACAGAATCTAATGCTAGTTTCTCCTCTAGAAGCATATGTACAAGCAGATAAAACTAATGCAGCAGCAAACATTGAAAGAAACTATACTTCACTTTACAAAGTTATTTCTTCAAATGCAGAATTAGACAAGATGGTTAGCGATAACTTCCCACAAGGTTCACTTACTGCTGATGGTCACGAAGCATACCACATTTACGGAACTAACCGTGATGATGCTTCTTTCCTAGATGCAACTATTGATTTTGGTGACGGATATGCAAGTGGAGATTCAAGACCATTTACACTAACAATTATGAACAGTCTATTGCGACAACTCCGTGAAAACGGTGGTTCTCCAAAGGTTATTCTAACAGGATATGATACTATCCAAACTCTTTCTGACTTGCTACAAAGCCAAGAAAGATTCATGGATAGAAAAGAGATTGTCCCAACTGTAAACGGTGTTAGAGGAACAAAAGGTGCAGAAGTTGGATTTAGAGTTGCTACTTACTACGATATACCACTAATTCCTGTAGTCTCTATGCAAAGCACTTCTGTTGACAGTGGAACAATTAGCGATATGCTATTCCTTGATACTGACCATATGTGGCTATCTGTTATGAAACCAACTCAATACTTTGAAGATGGTATTAGCAATGGAAACCCATTCGGTGTAAATCAACTTGGAAACAAGGCTCTTTACAGAACAATTGCAGAAGTTGGTTGTTCATACTTTAAGGGTCAAGGCAAAATTACTAACTTAAAGTGAGGTGTTTTAATTGGGATTAGTTAAAGCAGTTACAATTTTAGCAGACCATAAGGGTATGACTACCCCTAGAGTCTCAGGAGACGAATACTTCGTTGACGCTATTTGTGATATTACTCAAGTAGTTGCGGCAGGTTCAGTTATACCCGCTTCCGATTTCGGATTAAAGACTATTACTGCGGTTATGATTACAGGCGACGATAACCCTAACAACAGCACTAATGATATCGGTATTAAAGTAGAATGTTCTGCTACAGGTGCATATGAATCAGCGACATCCGTTGCTTTTATGCACACAACAGTTGCTAGTGGAACAACACTGTCTAATGATGCTGATGGCGGTACAGTTAGAGTAAGAGTTTACGGAAACCTTTGAGGTGTTTAATTGCCTAAAGTATCTCTAAGCGAAGATGCTACAATAACCCGTCTACAAACACCTTTTGGTATTATCTTGAGAAGAGAATCAATTGATGTCCCTGTAGAATGGGCTTTGTTGCGAATAAAGGATTCTAACCTAATGTTTGTATTTGGCGAAGAAGATAGAAAGGATGTATCTAATGTTGATTCTAGACTATTACCTACTCTAAGTAGAGTATTAGGACAGGAAGTAGATGCATCTACTCTATCTTCTCTCCTTCTTCCGATAAAAAAGAAGACAAGAGCAAAAAAAGCATCAACTCCAAAAAAATCCGTAAAGGCTGAAAAGGCCGAATAAGGAGAAACTGTTAAGAGTCTTGGCTCACAACAGTCGAATGAGGGAATGACATGGGAACGAGTTGTAGAAGTAGCGGTGTTTTAACAACAGCAACAAATACTGTATTTGTAGGACAATGTAAATTTGTTTCTATTCACGCAGTAGCAACAGATACAGCCGCTACAACAATTAGAGTGTTTGATAATGCATCAGCCGCTAGTGGAACAGAAGTGGCTAGACTAATTGTTGGCGGTAGTTATCCATTTACTGCTGAATTTGATATGCATGGTGTTATTTGCAGTAATGGACTTACTGCTTCTATATCTACCGGAAGTAATGAAGCGGCAGCAATTACCATAGAATTCTCTTGAGGTGTTTTTTTGGCGGCTTTGAATACAGACACTAGACTAGTAATGACTATACTTTTTGTTGGAGCATTAAGTGGAACAAATGTATTTGCTTATGCTCAATTTGGAACAGGATTCCCATATGGCGCACTAGCACATTCGCTTCTATTTGGTTTAGGAACAATAGGTGCAATAATGGTAATGAAAGCATTATTTGATTTAGCACTTAATGATAAAATAGAGATGTGGCTACTAGATAGAAAGATTGCCGCATATTGGGAAAGAAAGGCTAGAGACGAACAACAAAGACAAAAAATGCGTGAAAGCGCAAGACAATACGGTTCTAATAATCCATTTTATAGTCCTCCTCAACAGACTATGCAAGAAGATGATAATAGCGTAGGGAATGAATTTTTAGCCACTTTACAATGAGGTGGGTAGATGGTTTTTGGAGACTTAATGGGATTTAGCGATTCCGATTATGCTTATAATCAAACAAGAGCGCATTCAGCAGATATTTTCTTTTTGAAAATGAGAGCATGGTTTTGGGGTAGTTTTACTACTCTTTCTATGTTTCTTGTTGGTAATATAATGGGAGTATTTGATATAAATATAATGGGTTGGATTATAGACGGAGTTAAAACTTTATGGGGGCATTGAATGTCTTTAATGACAGGCTTTGCTATATTAGTTGGTGAAGCAGTAATTGGTTTTTGGAAGAAAGTTCACGCAATTAATTTTGGAGTATATGGGGCGACAATGGTTGGTAAAACAACTTTAAGTCATCAACTTAGAACAAGAGGAGAAGTTCCTCAAATTAATGAAAGAACTGTTGGATTACATAGGGCTTCAAGAAAAAATGTTAAAATAGATGGAGACTCACATACAATCAAGAGCGCTGATATAGGAGGAGAAGCGATTTATTGGAAAGAATGGGTCAAAGATATGCAAAAGCGTAGAGTAAAATATATTATTTTTATGATAGACCATAGACACTTAGACAACAATTCAAATTTAGACCATCAAGTAGCATGGAAATTTTTAGTAGATACTATTGTTTCTAATCTTTGGCCTACTGGTAGAAAGAAAAAAGATTCGGATTACCCTATGGCTGTAGGTATTTGGGCGAACAAATTCGACATATGGGGAGAAAAATATCCATTGGAGAAAGACCAAACTATAGACAAACATGAAATATTTGAACCTTTTAAGTATGGAATGAGACAACTTAACGATAAAGGAATACCCTGTTTCAAATATATAGTATCAGCAAAGTCAGACCCGGAAATGGTATATAGAGGCGTAATGACGATGATAAAAGACTACTGAGGAATGAAAGATGTATCAGCAACAAATAATAGGGCAAACAGCGCCGCAGAATTTTAACCCGCTACTTAACCCAATAGAGCAAGCAAGAACTAGTGGAAACATTATCGAGTATAAGCCTTTAGCAATAAAGCCAAATAAACAAAGAAAAGAATATATCAAGGTATTAACCGCAGAACCTAAAAAGTTTTTATTCATTAAATATGGTAAAAAGTTCAACATGAAAGATAGGTGTGTAGTGTGTGGAATGCATCATATTTGGGAACAGGGTGATTATCTTAGACCACCAATTCCTCTTGATAAGGTAATCAAAGGACGGCCTTTGATGGGAACTTATTGTCCTAAACACTCTTCTATATTTACTCAACTAGAAATACTAGACCAACAAATTTTAGCAGAAAAACATGGTCTAGAATATAAAGGATTTAAACCTAGAATGCCTAAAATACTTAAAAGTGGGCCAGTTTCTAGCCTATCAAAACAAGACATTGTGGCACTAACGGCAAACGGTTATTTAATAAAGCCACCAACTTTAGGGGATAACAGGTCAGCGACTAACGAAGCCGTAGAGATAGTCGGGGAAATAAATATACTAACTGATAGATTAAATTATTTAATGATAAATAGAGAAGTTAAGGTTGATGACATTAAAAAAGAAGCATCTAAAAAAGAAGAAAATGAGGAATAATAATGGGACTATTAGGGACAAGTAACGGAACAGTGCTGGCATCTGTACAACAACAAAGCGACCAACAATTTAAAAATGTAAATAATCTACTTTCTTTACAAGATAACCATGTTGAAGAATTTTTTCAATATCACGGAGAGCATTTTCTAACCGCTTTTGAAAAATTAATGGAAGATGTTATCGAAAGAGTAGTTTCTAAAATGTTGGCTAAGTTAGAATTTACAACTAGTGGCGGAAACATTACTTTGAACAATGAATGTTTAAGAGAATATGAGAGAATAACGCAAGAGAATATAGATTTAGATATTCAATCAATACTTGGTGCGGCTTTAAATGCAGAAGTAATTAATCAAAGAAAGATGGCTAAACAACAATATTTAGAATCTCAAGGATTTAATAATGGTGGAGGACAAATGCCTATGCAACAACCTTCAGCAGGAATGGCATTAGCAAATGTAACTGGGAATACTCAACAATTTAATCAAATGAATGGTGCCATGAATAATGGTAGTGGTTATCCTATTCCTCCTAGTGGAACAGACGGATATGGTAGGCCATATTGGATTGACCAACAAGGGCAAATGAGTTACGAACCCCCACAAAGCGGATTAGGTCTAGGCGGAGCAATACAAAAAACTGCGGCTTGGGCTAAATGGTTAATGTGAGGAGGAATGTAGTTTGGCTGTTCAGTTTAGTTTTGGGGAATCAACAAGAGTTCTTCCCGGTGATGAAAATATAATGAAAGAAAAGTTTGTTACTTTTTTATCAGAAGATGCAGATATAGAAAACTTTAGAGATAACATAGATATTGCTTTGGCAACTGCTAGAAGAAACGAAACCGAAAAAGAACTACAAGAAGAACTATCTAAGGTTTTAAAAGAAACATTAGAAGATAACGAGTCATCTTTAAAAATTTATGAATCTGATGGAGAAGCGTTTGCAGAATACTTGCGTGGAGATACTGATGAAAATAAAAAATTTGCTAATGAAAATTCTTTATATGAAATTTTTACTGATAACGATAAGTATTTAGAAATGATAGGCGCTAGTTATTTAAAATACGGAAGAGATTTAAATAAATTACCGGATTATGATATAGATTCTTTTCTTAAGAGAGAAGGATTAGACAAAGTATATTCTGAACAATCATCAATTGGTATCACATTACTGTTAGGAGAATATACTTCTGCTATGCAGACCTTATTAGAAGCATTCAAAGATAATCCTACTGAAGTATTAAAACAGCCGGATTTTATAAATAACCTTACTTTTAGATTCAAAATAGAAAGATTTTCAGAAAACCCCGATTTGTATTTAGAGATACCTCCTCAACCTTTAGGCGCAGAAAGTATGGCTGAGCAATTAAGAACTGATTATGTGAATTATATTAGAAAAGAATTAGGTATTCGTAGTGGTGGTTTTATACCCGAAGGACAATATTATACAAGCGGAGTAGAATCTAAAGTAGAATATAAACCGTATAGTAAAAGAACTATTAGAGTAAATGTTGCTAAGGAGGTAAAAGAATCCTTGAATTTGGAAAAAGTAATGAAGAACATAGAAGCCAATCTTTATACTCCTAATAATTTTGAAATGACTATTATGACTAAAAACATTTTTAATGAAATATTAAAATCTGATTATATCAAATTCTTAAAAGGAAAACTAGAAAGCATAAAAGAAATTAACTTACTTGAATTACAACTAAACATTTTAACTCCTAAAATAAAAAAGAAAGACTGGTCACAAGGAAGTGAAGAAGAAAAACAAAAGGCACTGTTGAGTCCATTCGCAAACTTACAAGTAAATGTAGAACTTAGAGAAGCAAAGATTGGTAAGTTTGATTTTAGTTATTATTCTAAAGCAGGAGAAATTAAAAAAGATAGAATGAATGACCATCTTAATGAAGTAAGAACTAAGGTAAAATATTTGAGAAATTTTGGGGTAGACGGAGGAATATAAATTGTCAATAACCTCCTCCCCAAGTGACTATGCTTTAGCAGGGACTCCTGACTATTCTGCTGGAATTGGTTTCTATACTGATTATATACAAGTTGCTGATTTATTACAAATTCCACATTTCGATGTTTCTGCTACTTATCCAACAAGAGCGCAAGTTGGTAATATAATTAAAAGAGTAGAAGGAATGGTAGATGATAAATTAAAAAGAAGTTATAGACCTATTATTACTAAAAAAGAAATTCATAACTTTGAATATACTAATAGACCGGGTAATACTCTTTTCGGAGGATATGTCGGGTTTATTCAATTAAGACAAATGAAGATACAAAAAATTATTTCTCTACAAGTTTGGTCGGGAAGCGGATATAAAGAACTAGCATCGGCTCAATCAAAAATAGAATTATTAGAAGGATATAGAGATATTACTTCTATTATTTTACAATTACCAAATGAGAGTATAGAGTTTACAATGGCTTCAGAAAACAATGTTGCTAATTTAGGCAGTAATGAATTTTCAAATACCTTTGGAGTTAAAACAAGTGCTAATGATATAGTTTCATTAATTAACGAAGAATTCCCTTCAATTAGACAATATACAAATGCTAGTGCTAAAAAGACCCTATTAGGAACACAAGTTTCCGACCCGTCAGTAAGTTCTAGTTTGTCCGTTTCAGACTTTTTCTTTGCTCAAAAAGAGGAAGGAAATGGGGCTAACATTCTCATTTCATCCCTACTTTCGGGGGACGATGGTTCGGACTGTATAGTAAAAATACAGACACAGCAGACTTGTACTGCAAATCTTAGTTCGGCAAACTTGACAGTGGCCGATTCTTCTAAACTAGCAGTTGGGATGATTGTTCAAGGAGCAGGAATTACCGGAAGCAAAACAATTTCTTCAATCACCGATGCAACTACAGTAGTTTTAGATAGTGGTTCGGGAATAACTAATAATAGTGGAACTTATACTTTTACGGCAGTAAATATTAGTGTCCCTAATGTGGCTAATGTTGTACCATTTACAGATAAAGAAGATATGAAAAGAAATGGAGATTATTGGCTATTAAGAGAAGAAGGAAGGATATTCTTTTTACAAGATTATCCGTACCATACTAGAAATTCAGTTTTTGTTTCTTACATGGCTGGAAATAATAGAGTTCCTGCGGCTGTTCACGAAGCGGCTACAAAATTAGTTGCGGCTGAAATTATACGACATGATGACCAAAGTGTGCTAATTACTGAAACAGGAGCAAATATTTCTACAAAAGAAAAATATGATATTCTTAAAAATGAGGCTATGGGCATTCTAAACGGAAAATCAGACATTGTTTACTTTATTGATTGAGGTGCATAAAATGAATCTTGATAATAAAAGAATGAAAGAATTTCTTAATATACAAAAAGAAAGACAATTAGCAATGAAAGAACTTTCTCAAATATTAGGAATAGATATTTCATTTTCAGAAAAAGAAATAATACAAAATGCTCAAGAGGAATATGCTAAATATGTTACAAAGGAAATTGAAAAGGAGGTATCGTCATTGATGAAGTCTCTCTTCTCATAGATTTAATTAATTCTAATTGGTCTAGTAGTGCTATTGCTTTAGAGGCTGATGGCACTATTCCTGCTTCCCATGCAGTTACTCCCGAAGTTATTGACATTAGGAGCATTACTGCAAACAAAGCACAAAGAGTTGATTTAGGTAAGTTTCCGGCAACAATTGTTATTTTTGAAGATTCTCAAAATATAGAATATCCTACAATTCACTATGAAATTAGAAATGAAACTTATTCCTTTACTTTACATATTAGAGTGCTACATGATGAAAGGTCGGGCTTCGATTCCTCTTATGGTAAAGATAGGCTAAGGGCTATATACTTGATATTGCGTAGAGTGCTTGAAGGTAGTCGTAAAGGCTATACTGCAAGTGATGGCTCTAAATTCAGTCAATTGTTTGTAGGTTCAAGAAGCGAAAGTAATGACCGAGCAAAAAGATTATTCGGATATAAGGTGAGTTTAGAAGCAAAACGATTTAATTTAAGTATTCCCTAAGTAAGTAAGTAGGAAAAGGGGGAGATATAAAATGGTAAATAGAGACATATTTTTAGGAAGCGGGGCAAGTTTAACTTTTGTTCCCGAAACAGACATAGCGATAACAACGAATGGAACAACGGGCGATTTAAGCACAATAACATTTTCATCAACATTCACAACAGATTTTTCACTCGTAAATAATCTATATGTTGGTTGTATAATAAAGAGATACGCTAACGGAACTAACGCTTTCAAAAGTTCTCATAGAGTAACTGGAAATACTGCTACTACCGTTGATATTTCTCCTGCCGCTAAAAGCGTATTAAATAATGATTATTTTGTTATTGAGGCTTATGGTGCGCCAACTCCCGGTGGTAAAGACGGCACTATCAAACACTTACTTGCTGATGAATGGTTAGGTATTGTAGAGAGTGCAACATTTCCTACAACTGAAGTCGAAACAAAACAAATGAATCTATCATTAGGAGGAAGTAGAAATAAAACATACCAATACAAAGGAATCGAAACTGCTAGTGGTGGTAATTTTGCATTTGTGGCTAATCATGCTTCTTTCTTGTATTACTTCTTTGGAAGATGCACAGAATTAGTATGCACTACAACTGCCGCTAGTGGAAGTATAACTGCAACTGCTGTTGATTCGGGCGATACTGGTAAATTCCATATTGATACAAATGGAGTATCTTTAACAAATGGTTCTACAAGTGCATTTGTAGAAACTGGGCCAATATTTACTAGAGCAATTTTAACAACCCCAACTCCACATTTTAATCCTGCAATTATTGGAGGAAGTGCTAGTGCAACATTAGCAACTCCTACAATATCAAACGCAGGAGCGCAAATAGAAGCAGATAATTCCATTATAACTGATTTTACTGGTGTCGGAGGATTAACAATTACTGGTGGAGAATTAGTCCTTACTCTAAGTGCCGAAACCTCTACTGTTACTTTCCCTGCTGAAAGTGGCTCAAACTATAATAGTGGATTTTTAACAATTAATTTGGCTAGTCCTAGTGGAGCAAATGGAGTTACTACCTTAGATATACTATTTGATGCTAGAAGCGCAACAGTAGCAACATCTACTGGTGAAGATTCAGTTACAGTATTAATTCAAAACAGCGCTACTGGTGCTGAAATAGCACAATCAGTATTAACAGCATTAGCAGGAAAAGATGTAACTGTTACAAGAAGTGGAGCAATTTTAACTATTACAAATAAAACTGGAGGATATGTCGGTGCTGCTCATATTACTGAAACTACTACTACTGCTACAACTGAAACAATGGGAAGCGTAGCCGGAGGAATTGTTACGGCAGTTTCGGTTACAGATGCAGGTTCTTCTGTTAGCGGAAGTGGAAATCTAACTTTAACAGCCAATACTACTGGCGGAACAAATATTGATGCAGTAATAGCATTAGCCGCACAAAGCGCAAATCCTCTTACTGGTTTAACTGTTCTAACAGAACCAACAGAATCATCGGGATTAATACAGAATCACATAGAATATACCTTTGGTGAACAAGATGGTGATTTACTTCCTTCATTCGCAATAGAACAAGTATTCAGTAAACTGGCGACAACTACCAATACATACAGAACAGAAACAGATAATGCTGATGAGAGCCTAAACTTTGTTAAGATTGCTAGAGGTTGTAGAGTTAATACTCTAACAATGACCGCTAATGCAAACGAAGAAGTTAAAATGACTATGGATTATAATACTAGAAATGTTCATTCATTAGAAAGAACAGAACCTTACGAAGCAAGAAGGGGCATAGAAACCGAAACTGATTTCATTAACTATACTAGTTCTAGTATTGCCCCAACCTTCCTAGAACCGTTTTTCTTTTCTGATGGAACCTTCAGTATTTTTGGAGAGAGTTTCCTAAAGATAACAACAATGAGTTTAACCATGAATAACAATCTTCAAGATAAAAGATTCTTAGGTGTAGGAAGTAAATCCATTCAAGAGGCTATTCCTGCTGAAAGAACTTATGAATTACAATTTAATGGCCATGTTACTAATGATAAACTATACACTGAATTACTAAAAACTCAAGAAAACACTACTCAAGATATAGAATTAATATTTGCTAAAGCAAATGGAGAATCTATCACTCTCAAATTTAAGGATTATTTTGTTTCGGCAAATAATTTCCCAATACCCGATGATAAGGGAGCAATTGAAGTAGAAACTACTGTTATGCCTAGAAATCTAGCAGAATGTAAAGTTAAAACTCATTGGATTCTACAGGGGTGATTAAGTGGTTTCAAAATATACAAAACATTTACAGATTCTAGAAAAAAGTAAGGAGGTTGTTGAGGAAAAGCCCGCTAAGAAAAAAAGGGCGACTAAACCTAAGACAACCAAAAAATAATATTCCACCAACACCGTTTGTTTGTTTGTTGGTTTAGAGGTGGAGAAATATGGATAAGAAAATAATACAGGATAAAAGTGCGCTATTTGCGCTAACTGAGCCTATGCTACATTATGTAAAAGTAGCGCCCGAACAAGAAGAATACCTCAAGGTATGGGTAAAAGAACCCACATGGATTGAGGTAGATAGAGCCATGAATAACATGATGAAGATTGATGCTAAGAATCAAGATATTGAATTAGACATCAATGCTATGTTTAAATTCATGGTAGAAAATTTTATTGTTAAGACGGAACCAAGTCTTTCAGCAATAGAAGTATTAAGACTCACTCCCTATATAGGGAATCAATTAAAAGAAATTCTTCCGAACCCCTTTACGGCATTTGAAGAGGACTCGGAAAAAAACGACTAGTGAGAGGAGCATTAAGAGGAAGCAAATCTAGTCCAAAGATTGCTTCTCTCATAGTTGTTTATTCACTTTCAAAGGCTTTGGGAATAAGCCCGATGGAAGTGTACAAAATGCCAATGAGTCTTGTAAAAGACTTACTAATGGTGCATAAGGAAGTAGAAGAACTACAAGCAGAAGAAATGGATAAAATAATGAAAAAATCAAAGATGTGATAGAATGACAGTAAATCTCAATGCTATGCAAGGCGCAGTAAACGCTATGAAAAAAGCAATTGATGATTTAGATAAATCCTTTAATGTTTCAAAAGAAACTGTAAAAGAAACTACCAAAACAATAAAAGAAGCCGAAAAAGCACAAGTGGCCTTTACTAGAAGAACTACTATATTTAGAAGAGTTGCTAAAGATAATGCGGGAGTCGTAAAGTTTGGCTACAAAACTCTCAAAGAGTTTACTGACGGTAAAGGCGGAACAAGAGAAGCAGGAACAGCATTAGAGTATTTGGCCGGGTTTCTTTCAGGTTCAAGCGAACAGTTGCGAATATTTGGTTTTGAAGTTTCGGGCGTTAGAAGATTTCTTTACGGATTTATGCCAGCAGGAACTTTTAGTTTACTAAATAGAACCGCTACTATTTTTAATACTATAGGTGGAGCAGTTCGTTTCTTTAGAGGCAATTTAGATGATACAAAAGGTTCTCTCAAGGGTTCTTTAAAAATGATGAAATCACTACTGCCTTCATTTTCAGGATTTGGCAGAAGCGAACTAATGAAATCATCTAAAAAAGGAATGAAATTCTATGATAAAAAACTAAGAAATACAGAAAGAGCATTACAAGGCTCTAACTTAAGTCAATCTACTAGAGATGAATTAATTTCCGCAAGGGGTAGGTTCCAAAAAAGAAGAGATACTAATAGAGAAACTTTTCTAAATCAGAAAAGACTTCGTAGAAGCGGTATGTTTAATGATATGACAGGAGGATTCTTCAAAGGAATAGGAAGTGGTAAAGAATTCTTAGGAGGAGAAAAGGGAGATAGTATGAAAAATATACTAAAGAAATCTCCTATAGTAAAAATGACTATGGGTTTGTTTACTGTATTAAAAGGTATTAAATGGCGAGAACTAATAGGAGGAGGATTGAAAAAACTATTCAAAGGAGCAGGTATGTTCTTTGTAACAGTTATGAGATTTACTTTATATTTCACTTTAATGATTACTGCGGCCTTTATTTTATTCCATGCTCTAAAAACACCTATCATGGAAGCCTTTGAATACTTAAAAACAACACTTACTTTCGCATTTGCTATTATAGGTGCTGGATTTGCGACTATATGGGAAGGAATTAGCGAAATATATACTGCATTTAAGAATGGAGATTTCTTTGGCGTATTGATGGGAGTTTGGACTATTGTGTGGGGCGTATTACAAATAGCGGGTGGACTCTTTATTGCTGTATTAGGCGGTTTAGGAGCATTAATAGTTGGGTTTATTGCAGGTCTTGGAAGAGGAATATTCAATTTCTTCACCGATTGGAAAGGAGGCTTACAAAAGAATATCGGTAAAGTTGTTATACTAGTTGGTGTTATATTAGGTTTACTTTTCGGTTGGCCTATTGTTATAGCAGGATTAATATTTGCGGCTGTTGGTGCTTTGTTTAAGAAATTAAAATTCTTTGGAGATGGTGGTGTTTCTAGTGGAGGGATGGCCGTTGTTGGAGAAAGAGGCCCCGAATTAGTTAATCTACCAAGAGGAAGTAGAGTTCATAGTAGCACCCAAAGTAGAAAGATGTCAAGTAGTTCTAATGTCTTCAATATTACAATTAATGCTAGAGATACTTCGGATTCTGAACTACGAAGAATTGCTGATAAAATAGGAAACATGGTAAATAATAAAGTGAATCGAAGAACAGGTTCGGGAACATTAGGGTGATTAAATGGCATCAAGAGACTATTATGTATATTTAAAACTACAATCGTATAAAGGTAGTAACATACAAGTAAACACTATACCATTAAGAGTGAATTCTGTAGGTGTAACAACTGATAAAACAATACCTGCGTTTGGTATTCCATTTAGTTCTTTAGCCACAGGAGAGTCAGTAACTTTAGCCTTAGACCTAGCCAAATCAAATAAACAACTAAACCTAAGGGGGATTATAACCGATATGCCAATTACTAAAAAATTTGGAAAAAATCCCGCTATTACTAGGGACTTTACTGGTGCTGAAATAGCGCAGATGATTGCTTCGGGTGTAGACGCTACTGGTATTGCTATAAACCAAGCGTTTCAAGAATTAGTCGTATTAATACCTTCAAAGGTAGATTCTAATTATAATGCTAGAAGTTCCGAATTATTTGTTCCACTTAATTTTTCTGCTAGAGGAGATGCTTTAGAATTTGATAATCAAAGAGTAGTTGCTCCAATATCGTCATTCCCCGATTCAGAAACGGCCAAAGGACTACCGGGATTTATTCGTAATTTTAATTTTACACTAAATGCAGAAACAGTAGAAATAGAATTTACTATGGATTTCCAAGTCGCTACTATTTTACCATGAGGTGATTAATTGTATAATATATTAGCAGGTAATCAAAGAGCATTGATATTTCCTGTTTTATGTAATGGATTTGTTAAAGTAGATTATGAAGATAATATATCCGATACTAATTCAAATAACGATAACACCGATGATGTGGCTTATGGTCTTTGGTCGCACAGTGGTTCATTTACTTTTGAAGCAATCGTTACGCCTTATGATATAAACGGATATGGGACTTATAGTTCTAGAACTCAACCAACTATTACTAACAATAGAAGAATAATGCCAGCATTACAAGCAGCGATATATGCCTCAGGAAATAAAAATAATTATCAAAGCGAAATATATCTATCTAGAACCGCTAGACTAACACACGAAATGCGACTATTTACTAGTGATAATTTTACTATATCTTTAGTGAATGATACTAAGCATAATGAAAACAACCCTGCTAGGTTTAAACTAAAAGCAACTCTTAAATTAGGAACTGCTGCAATAGAAACCTTTGAGACTCCTGTGTGTATTTCTCCTACCTTTTCTAAACAATTTAATTATGTTAATTCTAATAGTCTTAAAGGGTTTGATTCGGAAGGAAGGCAAAAGTTTGAGTTTATTGGAACATTAACTTCTCATAGTGGGGCAACATTAGATAATTCAAATAACGATTATACAACAACTAATCTTTTTAACGGTGATAATTTAGAAATGTTCTATAAAGATGGATTTAATTATGTTTCATTAGGCACAATATCTACTGCTACTGCTTCACAAATCGTATTAACAAATTCTTTTTCTACTCAATTAAGTAGCCTAACTGAATTATATATTAAGTCAGATACAGAACCTACTTACATAAATGAGTCATTTCATATTGGTTTTGTTTTTAATATTACTGATAAAGCAGTTAATTTTTACATAAACGGAAATCTATTTTCTCAACATACTTATTCTGATACAGCAGAAGATTTTACATTTGGAAAGAATGATTGTTTTATTGGCGCTACAGGTAGTGGGGCAAAGGGTACAGGTAGTGCAACAACCAATAAGCAATTTATGGGAGAGTTACATGAATTAAGTATGATGGGAGTTGCTAGGAATAATATACCATTTATTTCTAATTTATTACCAAACTATAATGACACTCTTCTTTATCTTAGGTTTGAGGAGGTAGACGAGTAATGGCGCTAAAACTATTTCAAAAGGGACAAAGTTCTAGCCTAACCAACTTTAACATTGATGTCCCTACTAATCCAAAAGCCACTACTGAAAGTGCTTCTTTATCGGGTAGAATATTTTCCGCTATTTATCCCGATGATTCTACTTCAGATAATTTTGAAGAAATAATTAATGGTGCAGGTATTACTACACCATATTCTAACTTAACAACAACAAACGGATTTAGAATAAACTGTTATGATAGTACCTCTCAAGTAGGTATTCGTTTAAATTCTCTAAACATATCATCAGATTCTTTTGAATATTATGTATTAATTCATTCCGATAATCATTTAAAGCATCACTTTGCTAAAATAACTGAAATAATAAAGAGCGATGTAACTGGTGATTCTTTTGATTTTACTCCTAAATTAGGAAATGAAATACTAAAAGATACTAAATTTATGTTATTTAAATTCCCAAAAAATTCGACAGCAATAGCCGTAAGTGCAGGGTTATCTTTAGATTTACAAAATGAATTAATTATATCAAGACCACACTATTTTTTTAGATTAAGCACTGATAAAAAGGATGAATTAGACCACAATACTAAATATTTTATGAGAGTAAAAGACGGTTCATCTAGTCCTATTACATTAGATAATACAATTACTCTAAAGACTACTTTTTTAACAGCGCAGGATTATGATTTAGGACTAATAGATTATAGTAAATACACTCTTAAAGTTAAGATGGTAGACACTCTTAGGACACTAGATTTACAAGGAACTATTACTTTATCAGATGGTTCTATTTATAATATTGCTACTTCGGGTAGTCCCACTATTACAAACTTAAATCCAACACTAGATACATCTCAAATATTTGTTGGTATGGCCATTAACCATGCAAGGTTTTCAGGAATACCTAAAATAGTTTCTATTGGAACTAATGAGATAACACTATCTCAAAATGCTATTTCTACGGGAGTTAGCCCTATTCTATTTTTTAGTGGAAACGAAGGACAACAAAATAATACTCTTGATTATACAGATTATAAAGATGCTTTTCCACATGCAAGAGCAGACGGTGATAACTTGTTATTACCTGTTTCTAATAACTTTACTTCAACTGGAGAAAGAAGATATTTGCATTACGATTTCTCTCCGGAAAAATGTAATAAATTACCCAACGCTATGGATTCTATTATATACGAATCAGCAGGAAATAGAGGGGCTTTTGCTGAAGTAAAGGCAGTAGATTCATTTAGAATCCTTCCCAAGAAAATTGTAGAATTTAACAAACTAAAGGCTAGGCATATTTTACATAGAGGGACTTTATCAGATTTTAAAGAGTTTGATTGGGCTATTACAAATATATCTACTTTAACTATAACATTAGATACTAATAATGCTAATTTACATTTTGTGGCAGGTAATGAAATAAAAATTGGAAACTTAATTTGTTTGGTAGATTCAGTTACTACTGATACAATAGTTCTAGAATCTGCTTTTAGATTAGAAGAAGAAAGTACCTTTACTTCGGGAACTCCGCCAATAACATCAACCGATAAAGTCTCTAGAAGGGCATATAATCATGCTAATAATACATTGATGACGGATTTAACTTTGGTAAGTGATAGAAGCGATTCTTTATTTGTTACTTTTATAGATGTTAATTTTATAGAACACTACGCTACGGTAACAGCCGTTAATTCTAAACAAAAACTTTTGACTTTATCTCTAAACAGTTCTGCTTATACTGCTAATCAAACTCTATTTATAGATGGGCAATATTTAATAGAATATCAAAAGTTTGATGGAGAAATAGAATCAATAGATTCTTATCAACAAGATGGTCAAACTTTAATAGAATTAAAAGGTAGAAATAAATTTAATAAATTACTTTCACCTATAATAAACAAATCAACTCTATTTAGTGATGATATATTATATTCTAGCGAAACCTTTTATTCAGAATTAGAAAGAATAAAAGATGGAGCCACTGATGCTTTTTTAACTGCAAGTTATGGTAGTGATTTCGTAAATTTCACTGATAGTCTTGGTAATGGCATTTCTGTTACTACTTCTACTGGTGATAATCTTTTTATAAAAACAAAAGCAGGAAATATCAAATATGTTGGAAAAATATTATCCGGCAGCAGCGGAGGCGGCGCTAAACAATTAGAAACACTAGCAAATACTCAAACTAGTATGGGTATTAATGGTGATGATACTATCGCAGTATATAAACAAAAGAAAAAGGAATATGTTTTCAATAAAGCGTTGGCTAGTAGTCATTTAGTTCCTTCTAGTACATCTCTATCAGGTTCTTCCAATAAAGGTGTTTTCTTTACAGGAGGAAGAAAATTAGTAGGTGGTAATGAAAGCACTAGATTAGTTGGTAGTTCATTCGATAATAATCCTAATGCGGTAGGTTATCACATTAGCAACATTAGAAATATGAAAAGCGACAACTTTTTTCAGTCTACATTAGGGAATGATGCGGATAGTGAAACTTATCAAAATTTTGATACAGTAAATACTCTTATGGATTTTACTGTTGTTAATGTTTCTAATAGCGGGGCTAATAAATTAGTGGAGATTGCTCCATATATACCTTTATCATTAGCCTCAATTAAACATAATTACGCAAATACAAGAGACATTACTAATGCTACACAATTTAGTAGTCAAAATTTAGGAACAATAAGCGCTATTCAAGACACTTTTAAAATAGTAACTTTAGATTTTGGATTTTGTTCTACCAATGCTGACAAAAGAAGGCTTCATAATAAGCCATTATATGTTAGCACATTGGGACAAACAGACTATACTTTTGTAGGATTTATTTTACAAGTAAATAGATACGGCACTACTGGTTCTTCTAAAACAATCATTTCTCTTGATAGGGGTGTTGTTGCTACTGTAGGACAGCAACTATCAATTTTAGAACCGACTACTGCGGTTAGTGATAATGAATTTACCACTTCTGATAATAAATTAAATCACGAATTAAACATAATAAATGCAGGACATTTACATACCGGAAAAACAATTTCTTTGGTTCATCCTTCTTTTGGTGCAGATGGTCTTCCAAAAAACTTCGATGTGGATTTAGAAAACAGCGTAGCAAGCGTAGAAACTACTAGTTTTAGGAAATATGGAGATTCTGTTTATAGATTATTTAACATAGAAAAGGGAGACATCAAAACAAAAGAACATGGATTATTGGGTTTATCAAGCAGATTTTCAAAAGCAAGCGAACAAAAAGCAAGTGTTCCCTTTTATGCTTCCGGATATAGATTAGGGGCAGGTTATAATTACGAAAGTTCTTTTGATAATGGTTTACAGCCTGTAAATAAAATAACTACCCATAGCAATATTTATGCTTTGAACAATTTACCAATCGAAAGTAGGGGACAGGCAAGTGCAGGTTCTAGGTTCTTTGATAGTAATATTTTCCCTGCCGGAAATGAGGACTTTTCACTCTTCTTCCCAACCTTTGCGACTACCGATACCGAGCATGTTTCTCCAACAAATGATGATTACCTAAAATTAGTTCCATATTCTGTTAAAGAATATTTGAATATTTTAGATATAAGCACTAAGAGAATGTTTTTGTTTTCTAATTGTGATATTTCTCCTTATTCTAGAAAAAGAACAACAAGCCTATTATTTGGAACTAAAACGATAGGCGACTACTCTATACTAGGGATAAAAGAACCCTTTTCATCCGGACGCTCCGATGTAAAAGATGATGTATTATCTACTGAAACTATTAACCTAAATGACGATTCTTATTCTTCTAGTAACATTGTAGAAGCCAATAAAACCATAACTAACCTAAAGGGTTTTTCTATGATGAGGCTTACTGAAGTGTGTTTAGATTGGGCTTTTAATCAAGTAAATCCTGAATCACCAATAGATAAAAAAGCAACAATACCACAATTAGATACCGCAGGTTATTCCTTTTCATCTATAGGAACTGGGATAACTGTTACTGCTAGTAATTATGAAGTTAATGCATTAGGTAATTATTCACAAAACTCATTTGGGATATTAGCCGATGGCAATGCAAATTGGGCGGCTACTCCGGGTGGTGGTCATTCTTTGGTTGTAGGAGATATAATTACAGACGGTAATGGAAGATACATAGGAACTGTGGCGAGTTTTGCATCACCGGGAGCAACAACCAATTCAGTTTGTATGTTAGATAGAATACCATACAGAACAGATGGTGATAATTACTTTACCGGACAAGTATTCAAAATAAGAAGAAGTGATATTCTTACAGATTTACAAATCAACGGTAAAGGAGGTGTAGATACCTTTACTTCAGTAGAAGAAGATATTCATATGTTTAAATCGGCTTTTATGAGTCGTGGAAAGTTTGAATTTATGAAACAAAAAGTTGCCTTTACTGTTAGTGCCACAGCAAATGACATAGATACTGGTTCTGAGTTTCTATTAATAACATTACCAAAAGAAGACGGCACTACTGCTAATTTTTACATTTATTATAGTATTGGTGGGAGTAGTGCGCCTTCTTCTCATGCATCTACATATCCCACTTACGGCCTTATTGAAGTCCCTATTGATGGAATAAATAGCGTTGCTTATTCAGACAAACAGGCAAGACTATTAGCATTATATAATGCTCTAATAGGTAACTCAACTTTTATGTCCCATGTATACAGTATTGGTCATGCAAGCAATACCATACATCTAATTCCTGTAATAACTGTTGAGGCTTTTAATAATCCTACAATTTTTGATATGACTGGTTTTCCTACTAATCCTATTGGTGAATATTCTGCACCTACCTCTACAATGGGAGGAGTTCACAAAATGGGATATGGTCAAGATGGGACTGTTAGTTTCAACAATGATGAGATATTAAATACAGCAATAATTATAACTGGTTCACATACTTTTAGTGCAGGAGAAGGCTATGGAGGAAGTAAAGATAGTTCTTGGCGACAAAAATCCGATGAAACATTAGGTGGTAAAATAACAGATGAATCTTATATTATGCATTCTGTTTTACCAATTACTACTAATTTAAATCAAGCACGAATATTTTATCCATTTAGTATTTTTAGATGGTTGGCTAATCTTCCTAAAAGTGACAAAACCATATCTAGTAAAGGTCTTGGTCTAAGAACAACAACTACTGGGTATTGGGAATTCCTCTACAAATTCTTTAATACGGTGTGTTTAGAAAGGTATGATATTGAGGATAATGTTGGTGCTAAGGCCGTAGCAGGAATGTCTACACCTTATATTAGAGGAATATTTAGAAAAGAATACACAACTTCATTGAATAAAGCACTGTATGGAATAAATTATCTTGGAGGTAGTTTTGGTGATTTATTAGTCACTGAAGCCAATACCATAACAAAAGCCGGTACTAGTGTATTTCCTAGAGAAAGATTTCAATTGACTGATAATCAAGAATTCGCACTAAAAGAATTTGACGGTAATCCTTCAACAACTGGATATAATCAAGAACTAAGAGAGGCTGATGGTGCTTTAACAGTATTTAAGCCAAAACTATTTGTTAGTGCTGATGTGTTTGCGACAGAATCAACACAAATAGGTCTAGGAAACCATACTCAATATAAATACACTTTTACTAGTGGGAATTATCGTGGTGCATCTACAAATGTTTCTCAATACACTTGGTTAAATTTTGTAGATTTAACTGGTTGTTATTTAGCCTCTAGCCGAGGAAAGAAATATAGAACAGATGGTTCCTCTACAATTACAGACACAACCGGACTTAGTGTTCCGTCTTCTAAAACAACCGACTATACACCCGAAACATTAGCCTATGTTTTATCACATGAATTAGATACTACTAATGCAGTAAATAAACACATTATTATTGTAGATAAACGATTGAATACAAATGAACTTTATTCATTATTACAGCCAAACCACAGATTCTCACATAGTTTTAGTCCCAACAATATTAGATTGAATGAACTTTCAAGCAAATATACAAAGTTAGCAAATGAAAATTCTATGTATAAAAACATTAAAAATTACTCGGCTTTATCTAATGCTTTAGAAATAAACGGAGAAAGAGAAGGTGTAATGTCAATGTATGTTATTGCTGATATAGACGGACAAACTAATAGTGGAGAAATAGTGATACGCAACCCAAATACTCTCTCAGATAATAATGAAAGTATTATTGATTTACCTCCTAATATGATAATCAGTGATGGAGAAAACACACATAAAGTATCAGTAGAGATGGAAAATTTAGGAGACACTATTGGGTATTATCTTTCTTTATCGGATATGTATGACCTAAAAGGAATAATAAGTTTAACAGAATCTATTACTTTAACAGTAGGAAAAGAATTCGATAGCGAATCAAAGAGATGTTTAATTGGTTCCGGAGTAAAAATATGCAATGAAGCAGAAGACTTGATTAACAATCTATTAGAAGAGGAAGGATTAGAATTTAATTTAGATTCTGTTGATTATCCTTTATTTGTTGCTCCAAACTTTCAAGGCTCAACGCTTATGGATGCTTTACACTTTTTAACAGAAAAGAAAGATAAAACTATTGTTTATGAAAATGATTTGTTTTCTATAAAAGATAAAGAATCTAATGATTTCTTTTCTAACATATTGATTAACGATACAGGAGAGTATCAGATACTAGAATATGAAAAAGTTAGAACTACTTTTGACTTACACAATGAAATTATAGTTTATGGAAATAGTCATAAAGCAACTAAAAAGGATTTAAGAAGCATACAGAAAAGAGGAAGAAAAACTCTAGAAGTTTTTGAAAGAGAATTAATTACTCAAGATGAAGTAAATAAAAGAGCAAAAAACCTTCTAAAGATTCATTCTACACTCAATACCAAATTAATAATCACTGTCAGTTCTAAAGGATTAGGACAACTAAAAGCAGGAGACTTAATTCAAGTACAAATAGAAAGAGAGAATATAGAAAGAGGTCAATTTTTAGTATTGCAAATAGAGCATAAGATGACTGGTCTATTAAAATTAGAACTAGGAAGATACTCAAAGCAATTAGAAGATAGATTTGCAGAACTACTAATTGCTAATAAGAAAACTAATTCAGCCATTCGCAATCAAAAATTCAGTGAACCGACTACTGGCTTTGACTTCATAGATAACACAAGCGTTAAAGAAATAAGGTTGCACATTAGAAAAAGAACAACTAGTGGAACAGTATTAACATTAGGTTTTGGAACAACCCTAAATACAAGCACTATAGAACTAGGGTTTGAAGGTGGGGGCAGTATCACTCTCACCACTTTGATTGATGAGGATTTGCTATGATAACAAACAAATTAAGAGAACTTTTGGCTACACAAGTAAAAACATTAGCAGATGCTGGTAGTGGTCAAGTTGGCTACGGAGGCAACTCTACAAGTCCGTTCTCTAGTGTTCTTGATGTACCTGCGGGAGTGGGTGTTCCAGTATCAATAGTAACAGCAAATGCTGATGAAAATGTTATTGAAATAAAAGCAAGCGTTGATGGCGCAAATGTTACTGGGCGTGTTTTAAGAGAACTGGGTATTTTTGATGGGTCATCAAACATGCTTACTAGAGTTAATTTTGACGGTATCGGGCCATTTTCAGCAGGAGAAACAATTGAATTTTTTATAACGATAGAGGTAGAATAATATGAGCCAAACAGAAAACAATAAACATAAATTTACACAAAGTTCAACTGGATTAACTTTGTCAGAAATACAAGACGGTGTTGATTTTCCGCATACTGGACTATTAAAATCACTACTTCAAACCGCCAAAGGAAACCATGTAGTTAAAACAGGAAATGGTAATTCAAATGATGATTTTGCTATAACTAGAAGTAATTCTACAACTATAACGGTAAAAGGAGGTTCTTATTATAGGAATAATAAATTACACACTATTACTGATTCTGATGCTTCTCCTACGGTTACTCTTACTTTAGGATTTACTACGGCTAATGCTTATCATCTTTTAGTAATAAACGAAGCAGGTCAATTCGCAATAAGAAATCCAACTGCCGCAAATAAAGTAGCAGATACAGAATTGAATGATGTTATTGTTGCCGTATTAACTTATACGGGTGCTGATATTCATGTTCAATACTTAACAAATGACAAATCTGCTAATTCTTTGAGTATTGCTCATGATAATGGAGGTTCACAAGCGACGGCTGTTTATACTGAAGTTGGTGAAATAGCGCATGACTCAGCAACAAATGGAGTTAAATTCAAAGTAACAGCAGGTGATTTAACAATTGAAAATGATGCGGCTGATGGCGATATTATCTTCAAAGGTAACGATTCAGATGGAACTGCTGATTTAACTGCATTAAGTCTTAATATGAGTCTTAATGGAAAGGCTACATTTAGCGGAGATGTTGTTTCGGGTACAACAACATTAACTGGCGGTAGTGTTGCTAATGAAGGCAATAATAGAGTCACTACCTCTACTGGTAGTAATGGTGATTTAAATGCAGAAGCAAACTTAGTTTTTGATGGTTCTAGTTTAGGAATAGGAACTGCAACTCCGGGATTTACATTAGATGTAGTAGGAGGAATTAGGTCTAGTCTTAATATGTTTTCACAGACAGACATTTCAGCAAGTAATGGAACTGTTAGTGGAGATAATATAGCAGCAACAACTAATCTTTCTAATAGCGGTTCAAGAACCAAAAGCAAATTAAAAGCCGCTAGAGTACAAGGACATGCTGCTGCATCTGTATATGCCCATGCAACTATAAGTCAAGCGGTACAACATGGCGGTTTAATTGATGCCGCAAAAGAAATATATTATGTTGGTATGAATACTAATAGTGGTGCCTCTCATCAAAATACTCTTCTAAATGGTATACCTGTAAATGCCGGTAGCAATAACCCTTCAGATTTTTATACAATAACAGAAGCAAATTACAATGTATTGAATTCCGGTGATGTAGTAAATGGCCATACTTATGTTGCAGAAAGTGTTTTTGGAGGCGGAGCAATATTTGTAGGTTTAGTAGCGCCTGAATATGCATCGGATAAGGAAGTAATAATACATAATGTAACAGGGTTTGCATTATATGTTATTGCTATTAATCCTGCTATAGACCCAAGCAATTTTGACCACATAGCAAGAAATAGATTTAATGGAGGTTATCATCATCATACTCAGTTTGCTAATGTTACTGGTAATGATAGGCTTTTTGATTTAGGAAGACTATTATTAGGAGCGCCTTCTGCTTCTAATTTTAATTTTTCACCGGGCATACCAGTAGCGCCACATAATAATCCTTACAATAAAGATGCTATTCTAATAAAACCAAGAGAATCAGTAAGGCTAACTGCAATGAAATCCTCAACAGGAGAAGGCGGTACTAACTTTGAAACAGATTGGCATATTCAACAAGGACTATTAAATGTTTTTTCCGGAGACTTTCTATCTTCTCAATGGATGATTACTTCTTCTTCTAGTGGTACTGATAAAGCACAAATGGTAGAATTATTAGATTCATTTATGCATGTTCCTGTACATTATACTGGAACAACTTTTATTTGCGAAGGAGATAATGAAATAGTATTGCCCAATTATCCCGAAGATGGTACACAATTTGCTTTTTTATGTATACAAGGTACGACAACAATTACTTTACCAACAACATCAAACGCAATTTCTCAATTTGGGCAAAATATGCTTCCTCCTTCTTTTTTTGAAGTAGGTACAAACCCTGCTTCAAGTATAACTTTAACTGCCGGAGATGCTCGTACTTTTGTTCATTATACTTCTCAAATCGCTAGTACAAGAGGCTATCAAGTAATAGGTTGATTAAAATGAATCCACTTTTTCTTATTACTAAAGGCATTAAAGCCAAAAAGAAAAGATTAGCAGGAGGAGGAGGCGGCGGTGGTATTTCTGCTGGAACTAAATTAATCGCACGAACAAGTAAAGTTAGCCCGGTTACAAATCATGCTGAAGTAGTTTTACAAATAGAAGATATGACCAACGGACAATTCCATGTAGACCCAATAAGCGGTTCTTTAATTAGAAATGTTGTTGTTAGTGATGCTGTTGCCATTTCTAATTCTGTTGCTGGAACTTCGGCAGTATTAACTAATGGTACTGCTACATTAAGTATTGGTAATGATTATGAAATAAGACCTGACGCTTTTTATGGTAGTGCTAGTTCAGCAAGCCCCACAGGAACAGAACAATTAACTGTTTCAGTAATACAAGATACTGCTAATAATGTATCAAATGGTCATGTTGGCATTGGTGGACTTAATCTTGCTGGCGGTCTAACTTTTAGTTTAAGCCACCCATATAGGTCAACTTTTAATATAGGTAATATAGGAATTAGTTCTAATGCTTTAGCAGGAAATCTTACTTTTAAATTACAAATAGTAGGAGGAACAACCGATACAGATGCAAATGTACTTGCTGGAACTGCGGCAACTTCCGATAGTTATTATTTGAGGGTAATTTTACAATGAAGTTTTGATTTTATGTTTATTAAACTATTAATATACTTTTTACTTAGTTTTATCGTTGGTTATTTAACAGTTAGCGCACTATTAGTTGAAAATAAACCATTAGGTTTTATTATTTTAGAAGAAAAAAATCTTGATTAGCCCAACAAAATTGAATTTTAAGTGTTTTTTTAAAAAGACCAAAAAAAAATCGAGGGCGGGGCTTATGCCCCTACCCTCTTATTAGACCAAATGGCTAAACAATTTCTACATTCCCATAATTTAATTTGTTCGTTTGAACCAACATAAAAACCAAGTATTCTTTTGGCTACTGTTGCTTCTTTACAATACGGACAAATTTGTTTAAGGCTCATTTTTATCGCCAATATCCATCAAACGCTTCATATATTCCTCTACGCTTTCGTCGGTAACGCTAGTTCCTCCAAAGGCGGCAAAGAACAAAAGCATTAGAACAGTGACAAAAACGAACAAGCCGAACCATTCCCAACCAGTCATTACCACTTCACCTCCAAGTCTTTTTGTTTTTCTTTTTCAATAGAAAACGCCTTTACTATACCGTTTTCTTTACCATATTGCCATAAATCATATACTAACTTTGTATCTTTCATACAATAATCAACAACTTCATTGTATTTTCCCATCTTCCACAGTTTTGGTGCATCTGCACTATCCATTAGTTTAGAATCTTGCATTGTGCATTTCACTAAATTCTTAAGTTGGAATCTCTCACCGTGTTCTTTTAATAAGATTTTAGAAGTGTCTATGTATTGTTTTTCTTCTAAAAACTTTCTAATACAATATATATCTAAAGAGTCCCTAAGTATGGGTAAGTCAAACGCTACTATATTATGTCCTAATAGTTTTACACCCTTTTGTAGATGTTCATCTAAATCAAACTTAAGTTGTCTTAGGGGCTTAACGATAAAATTAGATTTATTAATGCTATCTAATCCTTCATCTAAATACACAGTACCAGTGTTACCATCCCAAGTAGCAACAGTAGAAACTTGAAACATATGCGTATTAGAAAAGCCGCCTATTTCATAAGACATATTCTTTGTCTCTATATCAAGAGCCAAAACCGACATACTTCTCATTCCTTTGAAGGACTAGACCAAAGTTTTGCGACTTTCTGTTCTTCCTTATTGACTGTAGGTTCTGCATCTATGTCTGTTCTTCTTTTTAAGAAACAAACTATTTGCGAACCGGCTACAATCAATTGAGAACAACATTCCCATCCTTCGTCACCATAAGTATTCAATGTATCTATAATTACTTTCGGCCCCTTTGCTACTTCAAAAACTAGGTATGTATTTTCCCACTTCATTTATCTTCACCTCTCATTACTAACTTAATATAAGTGCTTCTTCCTTCTCTTACTTCTTCAAACTTATGTTTAATGATATCATAATATCTGTATATTTGTGACCTTGATTTTTTTGCTTTCTTTCTAACATCGGTTAAGAACAGGCTTTTGTTTATATATCCATTTTCGTCTTTCTTTATTTTATCGTATGTTGCTAGGAATAGTGGTTCTAGTGAATTCTCGGCTATACTTTGCCTCTTGACCTTTAGGCTTTGCTCTAACCACATAACCAATGTCTTATAACATTGTTGCACAAGAAGGGATGCTTGATGCACATGAACACCACTTACAATGAAGCGGTCTTTCTTAGAAGTAATGGAGGGAGCGGAAGCAACTGAACATAAAACGGACATCTTAATCATTATTTTCATTAATCTAGTTGTGAAATTAGAACAAATCTTAGCAACATCCGGTCTAGTATTTTGTAGTTCAATGTTCATTTTAGTATATTCTAACTTCAATGCTTGTCTAAAGTCCGGACTATAAGTGATAGTCTTGAGTGGATTTTTACCTACCTCGTCATATCTCTCTCTAACTAAGTTGTATATGGCTACCAAAGAATCAGCGAACTTATCAACGGGTGCATTTACTTCTTCTATAGTTCCTGCTTTGTCAATCTGCTCTATTCTCATTTCATCTTGAATGTATTGTGGAACATCCCAAACATAAAGAAGCATCCTTTGTAGAACACCTTTTTCTGCCATAATAGTATTTAGATTATTAGGGGGATAAGTCATTGCTAATACTGACCTCTCACAATAACAATTCATTGTTTGACCATCCATTGAGTCTAAGGCTTTTGAGATGACCCAAGATTCTCCGGCTAATGAATTCATTAAAGTATTCAAATAAACAATGCTTTGTTCTTTATGTTGAGATTGTTTAAATATTCCCGAATATTCAAATTCATCCCAATGGGCTAAACCATTTCCTTCAAGAATACCCGGTCTTCTTCTCCAATCCACCTCACCATCTTCATTTTCATCTTTAACATATTTACCAATCAAGACTGAATCAGTATAATCGGTTACTGAAAATGTATTGAAAATTCTTTCCATAGGGAGATTATTTTCATTTCTGTATGGTGGATGTTTGCCTATCGCATTTATTTTCTCAAATGTCTTGTTTGCTACTTTACCCACAAAGTTCCAAAGAGTAGATTTACCCGTTCCCGATGTTTGAACCCAACAAAAATGTATTCTGCTATCTTCAATATTTCTGCCATTTGGAATCCTAATAAAATCTTTACAGATTTGTCCTAACATAACAAAGTAGGATATACTAGCCGGTATTGGATTTGAGTGTGATACTTCAAGTGCCGAGTTTTTAAATTCTCTAACTACATAAGGTAGGGCTTGGTTCAAAATCTTTGCGTCTTCTTCAAAGGAATCGTATTCCTCATTTTCTATATTTTCTTCTTCATTCATATTTTCACCTTCTCTTCCGAGTTTAATGTGGAGAGTATTCTGTTGGCTAGGGCTTCTCCAATCCCGTCAATTACTTGGAGTTGATACTCCGAGCATTCTCCTATTTCCATAATAGAGCCAAATTCTTTTATTAGTGCTTTTGCTTTTTTAATTGATATTCCTTTAATACTGGTTAATAAATCTAATCTTAAATCATCTGTTGTTATTCTTTTAAACACTTGTGGGGATATTGTATTTCTTGTTATTGGTTTCATTTTGCTTACTGCTGTTATTATTAATGCTGCTTCTTCTTCATTACTTACCCAAATGGGTTTTATGTCTGTATCTAATATTATTCTTCCTAATGCTCCTAAAAACTTATTATTTAGCATTACCTTTCTTGAAGAAATAGGCATTTTTGTCTTTGAATTAGCCAAGATATTTAAAATTGCTTCTTCTAAAGACCCATGTATAATGACTACATTTGTTTTGTAGTGTCTATCCATATTATCTAATTGAGTCCAAAGCCTTTTTGACAAAACTGAACCTAAGAAATCTATAGTAGACTTTGCTTCAAAACAAACATCATCATATACATAATCACCTATTTCAATCCATTTCTTTTCATGGGGTATATTAAGAGCCTTAGCCTTCTTCATTACCAATTCAGCAAGATTTGACTTTTCTCTTGAATCAATTACTAGCACTGTGATACCTCCAACATTTACCAACACAAAATCCTTCGCTAATTAACTTGTCACAATGAGGGGTATTATAATTATTGAATACTGTAAACTTTGCATGTTTTTTTGTGGTATGTTTATCCCAATCTAACCAAACTGTATCTGAATCTCCAAAAACTCTTTCTAACTCTTCTATTACCAAATCTAATGTTTTTTGTTTTTCTTCAATAATTGTTAAATCACGATAGCCCGAAATCAAATCCCTATACCAAGATACTAGATATGCTCTTGCTATGTGGGAAGGATTCTCCGTCATGACAGCATTGTGTAAACAAGGCAACATGGGTAATTTTCCTACCGTATCGGGAACAGAAACTTCCCCTTCAATCTCTTGAATAGGGGGTGCTTCGGGAAATACCACTAGTTTTTTTCCCTGTTTTTTGAAGGGTATATGGCGAGGTTCTTTTGCTAATAAAACCAATTGACTGAGAGGCAGTTTTAAGTCTTCTTTTAGTAAAGGAATGCAATAATATGGCATTTTATTTTCGTCGGATGATGACATATTTACTGTGTTAGGAACTCTTCGCAATCTAGTAGTTTGACCTACTCTATCATCTAATGAATTGTTTTCACCTACTTTAGAAACTAAGTGAGTTTTTATCTCTCTAAACTTTATCTGTATGTTTCTCATATTATGAGTTTCTTCACCAAATAAGAACAAATGGAAGCCTCTTCCTGAAAAGAAAAGAGTATGTTCATACTCTTTAGAATATACTAATTCCATTACTATTTTTAAATCATTCCATGCTTTTTCTAAGTCATCTTCGTGAGCATCAAAGTCTAAAAAAATTCTATCTAATATTACAGTAGAATCTATCTTTGCTTTTTCAGTAAATTGTCTAAAATCATATACAGTGGTATAGACATTCATCCTATTGTTTTGAGCATTAACAAAACCAATGTACTCATTTCTATTGAATACTATTCTTCTCTTCATCTGTGGAGCGTTCTTTATGTGACTCCCCGCCCACACTTCCCTCGGAAACTTCATTTTTATTACCTCCAAAATTTACTGTTGCTGTACCTAGCATTTGTTTTATTACTTCTGCTACATCAGCCTGTATTTGTATTAACCCAATGTCTCTAAAGACATCTTCATATGCTTTTCCTAGCATATTATCATTTATTCTAATTTCTCTTACTAAGTCAAATCTTTCTTTAAGCGATAGTTCAATGTATATCTCTTTGGCCAAAAGACCAATAGAGTTTGCTAAATCACTTACTTCTAGAAATGACCAGTTCTTAGACAGCACCTTACTTTTAATTAAATCTTTCATATTATCACAACCATGTATCTTCATTCGCACCATCACATATTCCAAAATAACTACAGTGTTGGCACATTCTATAAAAGAACTTATGAGGAAATTCCTTCCTTTCATAAGCATATATCAATTTAGCAATATTGTTCATTACAGAAGTCATTGAAGCCTTCTTAATTGGTTCGGCATAAACATAATTAGAAACAGGATAATACCAACCCCAATGACTAACTTTCATGTCTCTAGTTAATCCGTTTTTAATTAGAACTTCATCGGGTGCATTCTCTATTAGAAGTTGATAGAAAGCCATTTCTTGCCTCATAGAAGTTGTTTTGTAGTCTTTCCAGCCACCAGTTTTATATTCAAAAGGAATTAACTTACCATCTTCGATGAAGATTCGGTCAATTATGCCTTGAATATGTATAACATAATCTCTAGATAATGTGAATTTTTTATTCGTATCTGCCCTAATTGTAATCTCAGCATCAAACTTTCCTTCATTTGAGATAGGTAAGAACTCATGGGTTTTATTTTCAGATACTGATTCAATGAATCTTTGGGCTTCAAAGGCCGCTACTGTTAAAGATATGTCAAAATATTCATCTACTGGCATTAAACCAGTGGCATATTCTACTATTTCTGAATTATTCATAGTAGTGGCTTTTTGTATATCAAAATCATTAAAGAAATTTTCTCTATGATTATGTAATATTGTACCTTTACGCATTGCTTCTGTTTGGTCTTGTGGTAATCTTTCAATGTAGTTATATTTATATTTTAAACTACACCAGTTAAAAGAACCTAGAGAAGATTTAGTTATCTTCAAAATAGGTTGTGATGGGTCATCGAAATTATCGGGTTGCCACTGATATGTGTAATCTTTCATTGTTGCTATTTTTGCATTATATTTTTCATCTGTATTCATCTTTTATTTCCCCTATAATAAAAATCATATAATCTTCAAAATCATAGTCCTCAAAATATCCTTCAACTTGTGCTGATTGATAGTCTTTCCATAACTCTTCTTTTCTTTTATCTAATTCTTCTCTATTCATTTAAAACCACTCCGTTAAGGACATTGGAATCCAACCTGTTCTAATACTTGAAATATCCCAATCCATAGCCTCATAGATTGGTTTTGCTTTTTTGATAATTTGCTCGGCATAATGTTCATGAGCAGGAATTTGTTTCTTAAAATCAGTAGCGATGTTACCTGCTACGAACTCTACATTCTTTTTCTCTTTGGTTAGAGGATTAATATAAGTTTCATTTAAAGGTCTTACTTTCATAAACAAATAAGAATCTTCAAAATTATCTTCTCCCTTTTGCCAAGAATATAAAACACCTGCTATTCCCGAACCAATAGAAGGTCTTTTCTGTTCTATCGTTAGAAACTCACTTACAGGAGTTCCACATTTATGGGTTCCTGCTCTACCTTCATTTTCACCACATAAGGCTAATTTAGTCAAATTTTTGAGATGATATTTTCTCTTACAGGATTGACACTGAACCATAAATCTAGATTCTTTAAGTCTACTTCTTTTTAATAGGAGAGAATTATCTACTTCCCCACTAAGAATATTATTGTAAATAGTGCTAAGGTAATCGTTTATTTCTTTCATGCTTCTTTTAGTGACCCACATTTTAAGAGCCGTTGTTTGAACATCTTTTTCTAATTGTGTGGCGCTGACTCTTTTGGCAGTAAACCCAGTCATAACAAACTCCGGTTCGTCTAACCATTCTCCATCTTTCCATGTAATCATACCTGCATTTCTATTCTTAGTTGTGCCTACCCCTAATGCTGAATAATATTTCTCAAACTCTAACACAACAGGGTGTTGTTCTAATCCCATAACATTAGGAAAGTGTTCTCTTACACTAGTCTCAATCTCTTTGATTACTTCTTCGGCTTTCTCAACAGAATCTATTTGCACATAGATTGAATCTGTGTGTCCGTAAACTACTTTCATTTTAACCAATCCTTTGATGTGTAATAATACCTATTCTTTTGCCATTGACATATAAAGATACTATGTCGTTATTAACCATAACAGTAGTAACATCATCTACATATCTTTTCATCCAACCAATAAGTTCTCTTTCTGTTTTCTTATTCATGACATTCCCACCCTAGTTGGTGCAAGTATCTTATTAATAGGATAAAAGTCGCCTTTATCTCTAAGATACTCTTGTATCTCACATACTGCTCTTGCTAATTTAGCATTGTCTATCTCAAATAATGTATCTAGGTCTTTTTCTAAACCTTTGATTTTATTTTCTAAATTTTCTATTCTTCTTTTTGTATTTTCATTCATAATATCACCGTTATTATAGTTATGATGGTTGCTATGTTTACGATATTTACCATCATTAATATCTTATTACTTCTTGCTATCATAGCCAGCAATTCTTCTAATAACTCATTCGTTCTGTCCATCATCATTTTTATCTACTCCTTGTTCGATGTCAATGATAACAGCATTACGCTTCAAATTATTCATCATTTGAAATATCTCCTCAACTTCTTGTAAAGTAATAACCCAAGTTTCTTCTGTATCATAAGATACCTTTACTGTTACATATTTTGTCTTCATAGTTCTTTCCTCCTATATACTCCGTTTCTTAACTTCTCTACATTAGGAAGCCTGTTCAATAACCAACCAATTGCTGATGCGGTTCCTATACTAGAAGTATTTCCTTTATTATGAATAATTCTATCTAGAATTTGACCGGAAGTAAACTCCCCGTTCATAGTTTCTACCGTTTCTGTTATCCATTTTCTAAATATCTTATTCATCGTTAGACCTCATTTTTAATTCTTCTGCACATCTTTTACAATGAAACTTACCCTCAAATTGGGGATTGTGTACTAATGGTTTCATACATTTTATTCTATTCACACTTGCAACTCCTTAGCCTTAAACGCTGCCAATCTAATTGCTTCTCTTGCACTAGCAGTAATGCTAGCGGCTAAATCTACATCAGCCCATCCGAACCCTTGAAACGCTAATACACCATAGAAAGAAGCCATTAGTCTTTTTACTGCCATTTGGTTATTGTACCATTTAGAGTATTCATTGTTGTCTTTGGCACCTTTCATTCTTTTCTTGTATTCATTTCTTAGTTCCTTTAATTCAAGAACTGCTCTAGGTAAAAGACCTAAACTATCTGTTTTGTAGTAGAGCATTTCTTGATTAGTTATAGCAGTAAAGTCTCTAGGAGTTGATATATTTACACCAAATTCGGTAGGTGTTTCACTCTTAGTTTCCCAAGATATGTTTCTAGCAACCATCATTGAAGGATATAGTTGTGCAAAATCAAAAGCCGCTACATTAAGATGAAGACCTTGAGTTTGTTCACTTAAAGGGTCATAAATCATAGCCCCATCATATTCTTTTCTCTCTACATTTCTATCTCCAGTTGGTGCTTTCCACCAAGCATTTCTCATAAAGTAAATACTTCCCATATGAGAAGCATAGAAACAAGCATCGAATGGTGCTTTTAGTAGTCTTTGTAATGACAATATTGCTTCGCTACAATAATTCATTTCATCAATTCTAACAATAAGTTCTACATCTTTTAGAGCGTATTCAAGATAAGTTTCTGTATCTTCTAACCAAGCCCTACGGAAAAACTCATTCTTATCGCTGAATTTACTTTCTTTTACCTTACCTTCTTCAAAGAGTAATTGAGATACATATTCTAAAGATAAAGATGGTAGTGTTCCTCTTTGGGAATCAGTCCATTGCCTTTCAAATGCTACTTCAAGAGAGAGCGTTATGCGGCCTCCTATAGGTTGTTCTATTGAATTGAATCCTCTTTCAGCATTAGCAAAAGAAAAGCCCTCAGTAGTCTTCTTAACTCCCTTAACATAGGCAATAGGAGACATTATTTGTGGGTCTAATCCTACAGCACATGCCCTATCTATTAGTTTAGGAATATCAGCAAAGTTACCAAACCAAGCAATTAACATATCAGGGTCTTTTACAACCATTGTAGTCATGAAGTCTTCAAGCATATCTTTTTCATTATCAAAGACTCTTTCTTTGTCATGAAAATAAATACCGCCTGTATTAACACTGTTGGGAAACCAAGCCCACTGATAGTATTCTTTATCATAATTATCATATGCTACAATAGTAGTAATACAATCGTGATAATCTCCACCTTGTTGCCATTCCATATCCCAATACCATTTTCTTAAATCATATTCGGGCATTTCATCAATACAATCAACTGCATATCTAAAATGAAAAGGAACATCTGCTTCATAAGTTTTTTTAAACTTTCTTTTTGCCTTTTCCAAATCATAAGAATTTTCTACATAAACTCGCTTTAATTGTTTTTTATTCAAGTTTAAAAAATCGCCCTTTTCATACTCAAAATCTCTTTCAATATATTTGGAAGCATTGTATGAAGTAGGTTCTTTTACCTTATCGGCAATATAGAAATATGGCTTGTATTCTTCTATCTTGTGTTCTTTTATGCCGTTTGTTCTCCAAGAAGTATAGATGCTTTTTCCATCGTTACATCTACTTATTATCATCAATTACCACCGACATGGGGTGCTTTCATCAACATTCTATCGTTTGCTACTATCATCATAGGAAACTCATCTCTTACATAGAAGTTCAACAATTGGTCTTTCTTGAAGAAAGAATACAACGGAGAACTAAAATCTAGAGTTGCTGATTCTCCAGTATTAAAAACAGCAGGTAAAACCTCTCTATACGAATTGGTGGCGTTGGTTGAAGAAGATATAACTACTTCTCCGTTATGGTAATTCAAATTATAAATTCCTTCACCGACTAATTCACAATTACGCAAACAACTTTGGAAGTCTTTTTGGTTTAAAGTAAAAGAACCTTCATAGTTTAAATTACTAAATGTGAAAAGAGTTGTTGGTTGTGGCTCATATCTTATGTGGCTAGTCATTTCAATTAATCTAGACAATGCTTCTTCATGTGGATGATTAACTATCTTAGGAATACTAGCGGTTTTACTACCATTAGAAATAAGTATAAAATCACCAACAGTAATAGTTACAGTGCCATTAAATGATTTAAGGTACGGTAGAATAAGAGAAGCATCAGCATTACAGGTTCCTGTTTCGTGACCTTCTGTAGCAACCTCTAATGCTATCTTCAGCATAAAAGTAGAATCACCGTTTACTAAAAGAAGTTGATTATCAACTAAATTAGCAGTAAAGACAGAACCAAAATTACCGGAACTAAATCCATTATTTGTTAGTCTCTTTCCTTTAACCTGTAGGCTTTCTAATGCTTCTTTAAGTTCAATACTATCTATTGTGAATCTCATAATTTACCATCTCTCAGTTCGGGAATACCATTCCAATTTACATTTCCATTTTTTATTTCTAAAGATTCCCAAACCTTTCCTACAAGGTTGGTATTTGTTTTACTACTCAGTAGTTCTGCTTTATACACTACATTCCCCTTACGGAGTGTTCTTCGTGTATTGACTACTTGGAATAAGTAATCTCCCCAATTGTGCCAATTAGGTTTTGTTCCTACTACTTCTCCGGTTGCACCGTAGTCAGCCTTTGAATGAGTAATGTAGATTTGGTCACAATTAAGATTCTTACACATTGCTAATAATGAATAGAATGGAGCATTTCTTTTACCCCACTCAAACTTCATCTTTTGTGGTTTACCAATCTTAGAACTTCCTGTAACATGAAGCGTACAACAATCTAACCATTTATCTACACCATCAAATACAAAAAGAACATCTTCTCCTTCTTCTATTTTAGACTTAACAAAAAGAACAAAATCTTCCGAGTTTGCTTCCGACCTTTGTATATCTAGTTCACCATTAGCATTTCTAATTTCAGGATTCCAAAGTGTGATTCTATCTGTCATTTCGTGGTTTTGTCTCCATGTTGGTTCACAACCATCATCCCAATCCAAAACATAAATTTGTTTATCGGGGAAATCTAGTGCTAGACCGCTTTTTACAGTTTTAGGTTCTCCCCAAATACCGCAAACTAATCTGCTGTTTCTTCCTTTTCTTTCGGTTAGTTGCTTAATCAATTTATCTTGAAAGGCAACCACTCTTGCGTTATTATTCATTTCGTTACTTACTGCTTTTCCTTTATTACTACTTAATCCCATTTTAATACCTCCTATTTGTGTATTCTATTTCTTCTTTATTGAAGAATATGTTTTTCATGCTTTTTGATGAAGCCCAATTCTCTAGAATCGTTATTGTTTCATCTAATGATTTAGTCATATATCTTGCTTCTTTTGCACCCATATGAAACTTCATTTGCCATCTTTCGGGCTTATCTTCGTTTTGAGTATATGTTATAAAATCAACATTGTTGAAATCTATTACATATGCTCCTTTTTTGTTTAAAAATCTCTCTTCTTTTATATTCATATTATTACCTCATTTAAGATAGGCTTCGCACCTATTCGAGTGTCAATTGTTTCCACAAGTTCACACTTACACTTGCCTCGTTTTATTTCCAACATGAATTCTGTAATGTTGCCAACACATCATACCGCAATTTACCCGACTATATCAAAGCCGCAACATTCCTACGGGGAAATAAAGGAATCTAATCAAAACCAGTCGAAGTCTTCCTCCGTTGGCTGATTTACTTCTACCGCAGAACCGTGTCTATCTGTACATAATAGTCCAGTAGTATTGATAGTAGCATTTTCAATTACACCATCAACAGTTCTTTGGCTTGTTCTTCCAACAATAATCACATTAGAGCCGATACCGAAGTCTAATTCAAGATGTTCGGGAATCCAACAAGTAAAGATACCTGTTTCATCTTCATCTAATGTTGCATCCAAGTCAGAAATATTTATTATTCTGTTACCATTCTTAGTAGGTATCATATTCATAGTGATAACTGTTCCATCAGTAACAATAAATCTCTCCTTAGAAGGCAAAGCCTGTCTTTGGATATGTGCTTTATCTAATTCCACAAGAGGAATAATGTGACTATCAAAGTTATCTTGTAGACACTTTTGGAAGTCAAAATCACCCATATCTCGGAACGCTTCATTTTCAGGGTCTAGAGAACTATTAAGAGTTAAACTGTTAATAGTCATATCTGTAGCACCGTAAATGTCTGTTCCATTAGAACCTTCAATACATAGGAAATGAACCCATTCAAATGTATTTGGCTTGAAGTCTAATCCGCCTTGATTCTTGTAAGAGAAATAATACATTTTCATTTCTTCTTGACCAACAGAACCAAAGAAGATGCCCGACCTTCTAAATTGTTCTTTAGGTAGGGGAGTACCGTATTTGTTGTTCTTTCCGCCATTCATATATGTAGCAGTATTATCCAAAGGAATAAATGTTCTACCATCTTCTAGAATTTCTGCTCCTTCCGGTAGGCTTGATAGAACTGCTTCTTTATATTCGCCATTATGATATCTAGATACAGTAAATTTACCAATAGCATTTTCATTTGCTACGGCAACAATTCCCTGTTCTAAAGCGTTATCGGAGTCTCGCAAAAACTCTTCTTTTGCTTTTGCTCTATTCCAACTCATCATATCTCTAGGTGTTTCTAGAGCGATAAAGAAACCGAATGCATTCTTATAGTAAGAGTCATTATTGTTTTGGTTTCCACTTTTTTGGCTTCTTCTTGCATTAGCCACATAGTTTCTCCAAAGACCCAAACCGATTCGGTTGTCCTTTTCTATTCCGTTCTCTTGACAAAGTTCTTCGTACTTTGCCATTGCCTCATCTTGAGTAAGTCCCAAGACTTCGGCTCCTTTCTGTATTTCTTTTTTCGTATTTTCATCCATAGTTTTTCACCTCATTTTTCTTTAATTTACAATAGTTGTCCCACCATCCATGATATTAGCACTTTTGGGGTCATACTATTGGAACGCCATTCTGTTTCTCCTATTGTTCTTAACAATTTGAATTTCAACATCGTATCTAATCCCTCCGAATTAACGATGACATCATGTAATCCATTACAGATTTCCTTGATGGTTTTTCCTTGATAGAGTAAGTCATGTATTTCACCTAGTATATTTTGATTCTTATTTGTTATTTTTATTAGCAGTTCATTATATTCGCTAAGTGATACTTCTACTTGTTTTTTGAGTGTGCTATTGCTAGACTTTGCGGCTTGGATTTCCGTGATTGCCCTCCGCATATCACCATTCATGGAGTATAAAAAGCCCCCTAACTCCTCGTCCGAGAATCGAGTGATTTTTTCTTTCGATAAAATTTCTTTTATCATATCTAACATTTTATCATTAGATAAAGGCTTAAAGTTATAATTAGCACATCTACTTTGTAATGCAAAGATAATTTTGTTTTTATCATTACAAGTGATAATAAATCTAATATTAGAAGAATATCTTTCCATTATTCTCTTTAATGCTCCTTGAGCATCAGAAGTCATATTCTCCATTTCATCTAATAAACATATTCTAAATGGTACATCGCCTAACGAGGCACTTTGAGCCGCTTGTTTGATTGTAGTCCTAACAGTTTCTAATCTTCTATCATCGCTAGCATTAATTTCAAAGAAATTGTCTTTGAATCCTTCGCCTAATATTTCTTTAGCAAGGACTATTCCTGCCGTTGTTTTACCATTACCGGGATTGCCGTATAATAATACATTAGGCATGTTTCTTTCTTCTTTCCATGATTGAGCATCCATAACAAAGTTTTCTTGTCCGTAGATATCTCCTATTCTTTGTGGTCTATATTTTTCAGTCCATAACATTTTAGTTACCTCCTATGTGGTGTTTTGGGTATTTGTGTGTTCTTCGATAAGCAATCCTATGATTATTTATCTTTCTTCTTTCTATTAAGCCTATATCGCATAGGTATTTGAAAAAGGTTCTACAAGCATCTATTCCAAATTTAGTATTAGAATACTTCAGTATTTCTCTAATAGATTTCCAATCGGTGTCTATATTAAGCAATACTTCTAACCAATCAGCATCTAAAAATGCATTCTCGCCAAATTCTATGGATGTTACAAATCCTCTTTTACTTTTTATTTTCATAATTAAGCCTCCTTAACAAACTGAAATAAAGAAGACTGTTGTAATTTAACAGGTTCTAATTTCTTTCTTTTTCTCTTTTCTCCTAAACTTAGTAGTCTGCAATCAGTGTTATTAAGTTTAGATTTAGCCCATTCTTTAAATTCATTATCTCTCAATAATTGGCGTAATACTTTGGGTTCTTTAACGCCTAACTTTCTAGATAAGTAAGGTACTTTGCTGTACTTTCCTCTTTTAGGAAACTCTACTCTACCGAAGAAGTCTCCGCTATGAGTATATGCTAAAATGTCGTAGAAATATTTCATACTCCATCTTCTGCGAACCACTCCGTCTACAAACAGTAGGCGATTAGGTGGCATATTGCCCGATAGCCAAGTTAGTATTTGAGTATCTGCGGGCTTATTGAAATGTAATAGTTTTCTAACTAGTTCTCTATCTTTTATTTTAAGATAGTCAAAAACTAATTTGTAAGTATCTCTTTGATAAGAAAGAGGTTTATCGCTTCTAGGAGCGATTTCTTTGAGTTGTTCTTCTAAGAAGTTCTTAGAACCTGCTCTTTTAATTCTGCACATTGACTTTATACTGCTAGGGACAGATTTTTCATCAATAGAAGTAATAACTATTTGTCCTTTGTAAGTCCTAAGTATGTTTAGAATACCGTCTTTATCAGGTTTAATATGTATATCTTCTATAATAATACCATTATCAGTAGGTATAGACAATATATCATAATCAACATCATCTGCATATAGAATAACTGGGTCATTAACGAAGGTTTTCGCCTTCGTAGACTTTCCTGTTCCTGTTTTTCCTGTAAGGAGAATTGCTCTTTTTGTTTCTAAATTAGTGAAGCCCATTACAATACACCTTTTATTTTCATTAGCATTTCTAAACCATTAAGGGTTTTATGCTTATTTTTATTTATAATATCTACTATTTGTTTGAATTCGTTTAAATCATTCCTATAATTAGGAACAATTGGTAATAAATCACTTATTATCTTTAAGTTCACTATACCAGTAATTTTTAAGAGAGGTCTTTTTCTTCTGGAGGATTCCTCCAATTTTATTTTTGACTTAACTCCAAATTGTAATAATGAGCGTTTAACTGCCATTAAAAATAATTCATCACCTCTTATGTTTAAAGAGAAATTAACACTATAGCCTAATTTAGCCTTTTCATTAGCATAAATAGTTAGGTTATGTCTAGCAACTCCTAGTAAAATACCCCTTAGTACATCATTACTATACATTGCTTTTCACCTCTTTTGCTCCTAAGTATTCTGCTTTGTATCTTAAATATTCTATACCATCTAGAATAATAGTTTTGACTATTGTTTCTAAGTCTTCTTGTGTAGCAAAGGCAAAAGTAAGTATTGCTCCTCTATAACAATTAAAAGCAACTGCTCTTTCTTCGCTAATTTCTTCCGCAACAACTAGTGCATCTCCTTTCTCTAGTTTCCCTAGAAACTGAACATAAAGACCTCTTGCTAACATAGCAACTTCAGGTTCTTCGGGTAGGCCAAAGATTAGAAACCGATAGGTTTGAACAGTCTCATTAGCATTAATGAAATCTAATAAATCCCTTTCTATCTCAATATCGTTCATTCATTCACCCTTTAATATAATTCTCATTATCTTTCCAATAGCCTTCTACCGCATAGTTTGTTTCCACCCAATAGATATGTGCCGCAGTAATTCTAGAATGACCAAGCCTAATAGCGTTTTTCTCCGCATTACTAACTACATTGGCAACTGCTGTCTCCAACCATTCCATCAAAAAGTTCTTTGCTGAACGAGATATTTGTAAATCAGTGTTCTCCCTTATTAGAGAACTGAGGTTTACTTTGCTTTTGGTTCTAGGCTTTTTTACTACTATCTTTTCGGGAACAATCAACTGATTATCTTTAACAAAGGGACATTCATCTACTTTAATTTTTTTAGCCCTTCCTTGTTCATGAAGAATGTTCTTTAGATAAGCAAAACCCTCTTCTATTTTTATACAAAGATAAGTGGTGGTTCCTATCATTGTTAGTTGTCCTTTCTCAATCATTCTGATTCCCCATTGAACAAAAAAGGCCTTCTATTCATTACTGATTCATATGCGTCAATTAACTTTTTAGCATTCCATATTTCGTCTGCGTGTATTGTGCCATTAATAATAAGTGCCTGTAATATCATACGAGCCTCTACATCATGTATAACGGAGTTCTTGATTTTTTTTAGGTAAATATTTGCTCTTGTTTTTGGATTCATTCTAATCTCTCCTGTTCTATAGTTAATGCTATTGCTTCTTCGTATGCCTTCTTTATAGGCCAATTTTTTCTTAGCATAGCCATAAAATACATTCTATGTAGTGTCCAATTCATTCTAACCTCTCCACATCTTCTAAAGTATTAATATCAGCAACGAATTTATCGTCTCTAATTCTTTTACATCTAGGGAATCTAAGTCCTAAATTATCTTTAGCATCTCTACTAACTAAATCTGCTGATACTTCTAATACAACTATAGGAGATACATAATAGGTTCCATTTGAATAAGTTACTATATTTTTCCTTAGTGTATTTGTTAGACTTAACAAATCAGCATCGCTAAATCCAGTACCAACGGAACCAACGCCTACAAACCCATTAGGGCTAGAAACAGCAATATCAAAAGAAGCAAACACATTTGCTTTAGCGCCGTCACCATATCTAGCCTTAGTAATTACTACATCTAATTCAATGCGTGGAGGCTTGTATTTAGCCCACCCTGCGCTTCTCTTTCCTGCTTCATAGGGTAAACTAATATCTTTGACAATAATGCCCTCAAAACCATCGTTAATCGCTCTATTATAGAATGCTAGAACATCACCGCCCTCTTCCATTCTATGTGCTTGGTCGGGTAAGTCTTTCATTTTTACTAGCCTTTCAGAATAAGGTAGATTCATTAATGTTTCAAGTTCATATTTGAGACAATCAAATATTACCCATTTAACTTTGACCTTTTCTATTGCTTCTTCGTGGTTTTTAGAGTGAACTCTAGTTCCCATTAGTTTATGTTCAGCAGGAGAACCATCTTCCTTTATTGGATATATCTCTCCATCTAGAATACATCTAAGAATAGGATATTGTTGCACTTTCTCTACCACATCTTGGAACTGAGGAGTGACTATATTCCCTTTACGATTAAAGATAATTACATTGACTCCTTCTTTGTGTATTTGGTATCTATTACCATCATATTTGTAGTCTACAATCTTATTCTCCGGCCATTTATTCATAGGAACATCTTTTGCTAACATTGGCTTTACAAAAGAACCATGCGATAAATTACACGGAGGTTCTTCTTTCATCGAATAGTACCTTGCTACATTCTCTACGCTATTGAAATTAAGATGTTTCTTAACATCTGCTAACTTCTTTTTGTAATGTTTAGCAAGAATCTTCTTTACTAGTCCTTCGTTTACACCGTGTCTAGGTGTTTTTAACCAATAACGAATAAACCATTTTCTTTCCAAAGAAGACATCTTTAGAATAGAAGTTTTGATTAACTCAAATTGAGTAGAATTCATTTTGGAAGAATCTAGTTCCAATAACCTAACAATACTATTGAGAGTATATCTCCCTTCATTTTCAGAAGAGTAGTCTAAATAGTAGATTGCATCTCCCAAGTCATTCATATGGGCGATATACTGCCCTTCTATTTCATCTTCAAATATATCAAAAATGCTTGCTAACCATTTCTTAGCCCTTGCTAAACCAATGTTATTAGATTCATAATCCAAAGATAATATCTTTAGAAATAAAGGAGAATCGAACTCCAATAAATCATTTGCTATTTTTGTTACAATTGTAGTCGGTATTCCATTTTCAGTTGCTTCAAGTAATCTACTCGCTTTCTCCCAAGTCATCTATTATCACCAAATTTTTATTTACATTAATAACCAGTTCTTTTAGAAGGCGGGATATCTCACCTTCATTTTTTTCTGAATAAGTCCACATAGCATTTGCTAAGTAAATCCATTCACTCTTCTTCATCTACTTCACCATCTAATTTAGATAATAATCGTAAGAAGTTTTGCATCATCATACTTACAACTTCTATTTCTTCTTCTGCTCCCATCTCTATAAAACGATGTAACAGATGAATTAGTGATGCTTGAGTCATAGCAGGGGCTAATTTAGCCAAACTACCATTAGAATATATTTCCCAATAACAAACAAAGGTCGCTCTAGGTAGATAACTACTGTTCACTATTTCTGAATGACCGCTAACAAAATGTTCTAAAGCCGCACCATTTAGTTTCTTTTTCGTTCTTTTACACCATGCTTCAAATTTCTTATCGTTTACTGTTGTTAAATATATTTTATTCATTCTTCTTCACTCTCCTCTTCAATGGAATCTACAAATTCTCTTATAGCAATATACATCTTATTGTAAGCATTCTCTACATGAACACCCGTTAGTCTACTTCCTCTTCCTATTTTTGGATAGGATTTTTCCACAAATAAACAAAACAGTTCTACTATACTATAAGAACACAAAGCCGCTTTTGTTATGGCTTCTTTTGTCATGCTTCTTCCTTTGTTATTGTTTTTAATAGCCGCATCTCTTAGTGCTATTTCTGCATGTTTCTTTAATATTTTAGTCATCTAACTCCCTCTTTAATATATCTAGAAGTTTCTTTGCTTCTTCTTTGTTTAGTCTTATTCCTTTATATGAGGGTTTACTATTTGCATACCATCTAATATCTACGACTTCAATCATCCTGTATGTTCCCGTATTAACCAAAACTTCTTGTGTTGCATTTCTAGGTATTCTACCTACAATTTCTAATCCTTTATTTTCGCTCAATTCATCCACCCCTGTTTAAACTTCTCAAGTTCTTGTCTTGAAGTAAAATATCTTGGAGTATCTAAAGCATCTAAACGATTCACAACCCAACAAGCACCACCAAGAGAGGATATTTGGACTATTTCAAACTGGCCATCGTTTATCTCTAAAACTTCTTTTGTTTGTATTTCGGGAGTTAATCCATATTTTTTAGTTATTTCATTAGCAACATCATGAATATTATCTACAACATATTTGATAATATGCGCTCTTTGAATAGGTATCTTGGGTGCAACATCTATTTTAATTGAACCTGTCATATTACAAACTACACATTTGTTGCCTTTACAGATAGGACATTGAATTTGGGCTTTATGAGGAGCCGGTAATGTTACTGTAATTGCTTTCTTTTTCATTTTTCTTCACCTTCTAAACATACCTTACATTGATTATATCTTCTAGCATAATACTTAGACATATTTCTCCCACAGTTAGGACATTCCATTAATTATCACTCCAAGTATAGCCAAACTTATCCATTAGTTCCGGAGATAAAAAGTATTTCCCCATTGCTCTTTGCTTTCCATGTGTAGGGTCTATTTCTACACGGTGTTTTGTTGAAAGCAAGTATCTCTTTTCTTCTTCCGTTGAAGCCTCTTTTATTGCTTTGTTCATACTAACATTAAAGATTTCTTTGGCAATGGTAGTGTTAGGCATAATGGATTGTTCGTTATATCCAAAATCTAATTTGTAGTCTTCGGGATAAACCCACATATGAAACTGATTACAGGTATCAACTAGTTTACTCATAGGAGGAAAAACTTCTACTGCTGTTCTTTCATGACCACATATTTCATTCTTCATCATCTGCATATCTCTCCAATCGTGAGCATGGTGAGAGTTTCTTAAATTTCTAAAACATAACCATGTAAACTTGTTATTAGGGAATTGATGAACAGGATTATCCGGATAATATACTTTAACAATATATTCGTTATTCATCCAATATTCATCATATTCCAAATCATCTACATTAACTTCGGGAAAGTTTTCTTTTGATAATTCTATCCTAACTAAAGGAGTCCAAGCCTTCTTTTGGGATTTGTTTAGGTGCTTAACTAAATTTGCCCTTCTTTGTTTCTTAATAGTATTATATTTCACTTTATGTCCTCCACCAAAGTATAATATTTTTTATGTTCCTGCGTTGCCTTGTATTTCTTAGTGCTACCTGCAACAAACATTAAGAAGAACTCACTTTCGGAAAGTTTAATCTTTCTATCAACTAAGTCCACTTTTAGATATACATAATAATCGCTAGAAAATAATTTCTTTTGTATTCTATATACTGACTTCTTTGTAAAACTTATTTTTACCATATTTATTCCTCCACTAATACTGCTACATCTGTTGAATAGAATAACTGTGCTATTGACATTGCCGCTAAGAAACTGTTCTTAGTAACTTTAACTGGGTCAAATACTCCGAATAGAGAAAGGTCACAAACTACTCCGGTAAGAGCATTAAAGCCTGTAGGGTATTCTGTAAAGGGAATAAATTCAGTATTGCTATTTTCAAATAAAGTCTTATATGGAGCCGACATTGCTGTTTTAAGCCACATAGGAGCCTCTATGGACTTTGCACACTCCATTAGGGCTAGACCTCCACCAGTTACAATACCTTCCGATAAGGCCGCTCTAGTAGCGTTTAGAGCATCATCTAATCTTTCTTTCTTTTCTAGCATTTCCATAGAAGAAGAAGCACCAACTCTAATAGTTGCTACTCCGCCTTTTAATCTAGCAATTCTTGATTTAATCCTAGCAGACTCAAAGCCTTCCATTGTTTTCAATAAGCCTTTCAAAGATTCTATTCTTTCGGAAGTATCTCCTTTAGCACCAATAACTATTGTTCTTTCTTTGTGGACTTCAATCATTTCACAGTTACCAAAATCAGTTTCCTTGAAAGAAGTAGGTCTATCTTTACTTTCTTCAGTGAAGATAGTTCCACCAACCATAGCCTGTATATCTGCTAACTCATCTAGTTGTTGGTCGCCAAAATTAGGGGCTAAGCATACAACACACTCAACAGTTTTATTCATGATATTCATTAGTAAATTGTTAAGGGCTGAACCGTCCATTCCTTTACAAAAGATAACTAGAGGTCTATTAGTGGTAGCAGCATGTTCTAACATAGGAAGTAGGTCTTTGAAGTTTCTAAACTTTAGATTAGACATAAAGATTAGAGGATTACTAAACATTGCTTTACCATCATCAGTATTAGCCATTAAATGACTGATATATCCTTCAGTAAGTTGCATGCCTTCTCTAACCATTAGTTCAGTTATATGAGATTTTGATTCTTCAACAGTAACTATTCCTTCTCTACCAACTTTAGATATGGCTTCTCCAATTAATGTTCCCAAAGCCATATCGTTATTTGCGGCAATGGTGGCTACATCTATTATTTCTTCATCTTTAATATCTAAGGCCAAATCATCTAATCTAGTTATCATCTCTACTTTGAATGATTCAAGAATATGATACACTTCGTGAGTAGTCATAGGTTCTTCTACACCAAACATATGATTACACAATGCTTGAGCAAGAATACAAGCGGTAGTAGTTCCATCACCAGAATTATCTTGTGCTTTACTTGCTAAGTTTTGAACCATTTGAATGCCCATTTGAACATAGGGGTCATCATGAGATATGTGTTTTGTTATTGTTACACCATCATTTACTATAATAGGAGGATTACCTTGTAGAATAACTGTTTTGGCTTGTGGCCCCAAAGTTGGGCTTACCGTATTAGCAACTAAATTAATTCCTTGTAGTAGTTTTTCTTTTACTTCTTTTCCGTGTATAATCATTCTTCCACCAACCTTGTTTGTATTCCTCTCCACAAATCATAGGCTTGTTTCTTTTCGGGAATCGTAGTCAATAATGTTTTTATCATCATTAGTAAAAACTCTAATTCACCAACCAAAAGCCTATCATCTATTTCTTCTCTAAATAAATCTCCATTTTCAGTAACATCAATCATTCTTAACAAAATACTTTCATATAATTCTATATCGTTCATTCTAACACCGCCATTATCTTATCATAAGGAACAAACTTCATTCCGTCGTATTCTTGTATTGACCTTTCAGTGGAAAATATTACTACTTTACCTTCTAAATCGGGTTCTATTAAACAGGATAATACTCTTCCTACATTGTTTTCTTTCATCATAATCTTTCCACTACCTTGTATTTCAGGTTCTACAATTACATAATCATTCTTCGCTTTCATTATTCTTCACCATACCGCCGTCTAATTCATTTTTTTTATTCAATTCTCTCTCAAACATTTCTAGAGCAGAATGAATAACCGGAGTTCCATTACCTTCGGCTATTATCTTTTTCATTCTCTTAATCGCCATCAAGTAATCGTGTTTGAATACAGTCACTCTTCTTCACTCTCCGTCTCTTGACCCCAATATTGCATTCTTTCTAATTGACGATTACGATAGATTGCTAATTGTTTTGGTTTGGTTTGTTGCCACCAACCATAGTGTTCAACCCCACTACCTCCCAAAACAAATGCTTCTGTCATTAGAGGCTTCCATTGAGATACTGTTCTAATATCTACACCACTAAAATAGGCGGCACCAAATGGATGAGTATGAGTCCAACATCTAATAGGAAGTTTCATTCCTACAGGAGGCTTCATTCCAAATTCTACATAGCCCGGAGAACCAGTAGTAACATAACAGTCATTATTTCCATCAATCACTACTTGCACTTCAAGACCCGGTAATATCTCGGTAGAAGCATGCCAAATAGCACCAAAGAATAGTTCGCTCTTATAGGATGTCATATCTACTGTGTGTCTATTATTCCAATCAACACCAATGCTTTTCAATTCTAACATTGCTTCTTCGACCCAAACATTTAGAATATGTTGTTCAGCCCGTTCTCTAGCCTTTTCTAAAGCCTCAAATTCCTTTTCTGCTTCAGCAATCTGTAAATCTTCAAGGTACTTATCATACCCATCATCATCATGATAGCCTCTTTTTTCTTCTTCTCTTAAATTCCAATCACTTGTCTTACTCATTTCTTTTCACCTCACATATTAATTACTTCATAATCCTTAACTGTCTCATTATCTTGAAACCATCTTTGAATCCATTGTGCGCCCAATCCTGCAATTGCCACTTGCATAAAATGAACTCCTTCTGTTGAACCATCCCATGTTTCTCCTTGACAACTAAACGAACCATCCTTTCCTGCTAAAAGCGTATCATACATCTTAGGGTCTGCTTTATGCGACACAAGTGCGGCATTCCTACCTTGCGCTCTCAAATCAAGCCATTTAATATTTGTGTTGTATAAAGTTCTTCTAACTGATAAATTATCTACACAACAAATAACCAAGTCATATCCTTTCATTTGTTTTTCTGTTAGAATAGGATATTGAGAACCACCCATTACACTACGGTATTTATTACCCATAACCGATGCTTTGTTTTCTCCTACATCATCAGCACTAAAGTTTTGATATGGTAAATTTTTATTTTCTACCTTATCAGGGTCTGCTACTGATATGTTATACAATTCTACTTTATCTAAAAGCGGTAACAAGAAACTCCCGATACCACCTGCTCCAATTATTAATATTTTTCTTTTCATTTTTATTCCTCCCAATATGGGTCTAGTTTGTCATTAGGTAGCATATCCCAACTACCTTTCATAGAATGTTCAAACGATACATCCTCTACAAAATCAGGATTCTTAAGCAATAACAAGGGCTTGTGCCAATTATCATCCGCTTGCGCTTGTTCTATTACTTTGTTCATCTGTTCTGCTTTGTCATCGGGTAATTCTACCCAATAAACCATAGCGTGTCTTTGTCTATTTAGTCTCGCTCTCATGGTTATTGTCATTGGAGCATATCCTACACCTTCACATTCCATAAAAGATTCTAAACCGTGAGCATCTGCTATTCCACAATATGTTTTCATTCTAATCTCTCCTAATTATTCCTTTATCACTTTTGTTGGGGTCAAAGGTTTCCCCTGTAAATTTTGCTTGTTTTTCCCAACATTCTATATTGCACCAATTCCTACTATTGATAGTAACTGTTGTAAACTTTCTACATCTTGGTCGGCTACATCTTCCCATTTTATTCACCTCTACTAATTATTTTCTTTTCTATCAATTCAGCGTAGTTATCCATCCAGTTTGCTACAACCTTTATTGATTCTCTTCGGCCTAAACCGAACTCCTCTCTCAAATATGGAGCAGAACCAAACATATTGGTTACTCCACTTTGCCGTAATTCTTCTAAATACACATAGTATTCAATCCATTCTTCATTTATTCCTGTCATTGTTTATTCCTCCATATTATATTGTTATGTATTTTACAAAATCCTGCTTTTTCATAATGAATTCTAAGAATCATTTGTAATTGATTAGGAGATACATGCCCCTTTTTAACTGGTCTACCGTTTGCATTTTTAGCATTAGATAATCTTTCTTTAATTTCTGTTGTTGTCAATTCTTCTTTATCTAACATTGACTTTATTTTTAGATGCGCCCATTTATTCTTTTTTGGCATTATTATTCCTCCTCTAATGGTTTAAGATTGTCAAATGATTTTTGACCCTGTTTTCTAAACCGAAACTTTAGTTTGGCTTTCTTTAAAATTTCAGCAAATCTTTCTAATCTAAACACTTAAAACGCCTTCCCATGCATAAATTCCCGATTCTTATTATAATCTAGTTTGGCCAGTAATGCTCCTGCTACATCTAAATCCTTACCAAAAGCATAATCCATAATGCGAATTATGGCATCTGCTAGTTCTTCTTCTACACTAGAAAACTCTAGAATTTTAGAAGAAGTGGGGTTGCCGTTTCTCATAGCCTCTAATGCTTCGCTTATTTCCGAATGCACCAAAGCCATAGCCTCTCCGTCATTTCTTTCTTCTTTCCAAAAGCCGTGATTTACAGCATTTTTATATATTATTTTGGCCACTTTATTCCATTCTTTTTCAAACATTTTTATTCACCTATTTTATTTACATCTTTTCCTCTTAATTGTTTTACATTGGTTAAGCCCAATAGCGTTAGAAGTGATTTAGTTTGTAAATAGATGCACTTCTCATCTATTTCTGCCTTTTCAGCAATTAAACTTCTAGTATATTCTCTAACAAATACATTAGAAGTTATCCAACAAATACTTGCATAATACGACCTGCTTTTCGTATAATTAGCATTTAATAAAATTTGCTCAAATCTAGTCAATACCTCAATACTTTGATTGTAAAAAGATAAGTCATTTGTTATCTTTACTAGAGTTCTTCTTAGATAAGATTCTGGATTTACAGGAGTATAATTTATTTTATTTTTATAAAAAGAATTAATCTTCCTAAGAATCTTTTTGACTAGTTTAGTTTCTACTTGGAATTCTTTACAGACTTCTTTTAAAGAAACAGGATTACCTTGTTCCTTCAAAACATAATACACTATTGCTGTTGCTCTATTTTCATAGGTGTATTTTTTGAAAGAATCTAGCGAAGCATATAGTTCTAAATACACTTCTTCTATTCTTTCTTTGGCTTCTAAAGAAGAAGAAACATTACTCAGTACCATATTACAATATATGAGTGCAGTTCTAATATGAGGAGGGGTTGCCGAATAGTTTCTTCTATTGTATTTAGAAGAACCTTTTCCAGTAATTATTGACCCTAAATTACCTTTATCCGAACTATGTTTCAGTTCACCTTTACCGTCCAATATGTGTACTGTTTCTTCAAATATTTCTTGAACTAAGACTAGGCCGCATTCGGAACATACTCTTTCTCCTAATCTTTCATCAAAGTAGTTTTCTTTACTTGAGCATTCTTCACAAATCATCCATATCAATCCTATTTTCATTTTCATTATCTGTAATATACGAATTAATCGTATTAACTATTTTTATTGTGTGAGTGTCATTCATTAATGCTAATGCTCTACCGGCAAACTGGTCGCCAACAGGAGTATGATTACCCATATTATCTATGCAGATAGAACCTCTCCAACCGCATTTACCGAAATTAAACTCATCAGTTTTGTTGCCGTCATCATCATATACATAATTTTTTTCGGGTTGCCAAATATAAGTAGATACTGCTTGATTAGCACTTTTACCTTTATATTCTAACTTCCAATCGAATTCCCTTCCTCGGACATATAGCGTTTGTAGTTTATCTTCTTTATAATTGGCTCGTAGTTTGCTAGGGTATTGTGCTAACATTTCTTGTACTAATTCATATGCTTTCTTTTCAACAATATCTGCTTTTCTATTTTGTTTTAGAAAGGCAACTAAAACTTTCAAATCAGATTCTGATGGAAATTTACCCATTAACCTATAATAGAACTGTTTTGGAGAAGTATATTTCCAAGAACAATTCTTGGTGTTTTTGGTATCAATATAAAAACTAGAATACTTTATTAGTTCTTTAATAGAAATAGAACCCCAAATACCATCTCCTATCTCTATGGCGCATTCATCGGGGGATATTTGTTTTACATTCAAACGAACTTCGTGTTTTACAAAGTCACTATAAAACCAATACGGTAGTCTATTTTCAATGACATATTTGACTACTTCGGGTAGTTTAGTAGTTTGATAAAGATATGGCATTAGTTTAAGTGGGTCTTTTTCAAAACAACTTTTGAATAAAACTCTTGCTAAGGCATGACATAATTCATCCATTAGCATAATTTTGCCATTAATATAGTACCTAGACGATTTTTGGATAACGAATGGTGTTTCTCCTATCATTAGGGTAGTCGTTCCTTCCGGAATGCCATGAAAAAACTTTTGTGTGCCTCTTTTATTTTTAAAGGAACTCAAAAAGTGTTGATAAATAGACTGGTGAATAGGGTCTTTAGCGCTAACTGGATGAATTGTTGCAATTGAACCATGTATGTTCCTACCAACAATATTTAGTTCAGTTTCCCAATATTCATTTGCTCCGTCATGTGGTTTTCTAATTCTTATTTTCATTTATATCACATCATATATACATTTTTATTATCTTTGTTGCATTTTTCATGCATTTCTATTTTTATTTCTTGTGGAGTGTAAAGTTTGCCGCCACACACTCGACAGTGCGTAGCAACCATGTTATTTTTTCTGTTATTTAAAATATGCTTAGGGTCTTTTTCTTTCATTAGTATTCCCCAAATAAATAATCAATGTTTTTCTTTCTTTCGTTGCATATTTTACATTCTTTTTTACCATCTAATAAAACACAATTTTTTTCATGGTATTTTGATAGATGGTAATAGTAGTTTATTTTATTGTCAAGATAAATACTAAATCCTTTATCTACGGCAAGCGGAACCTGCCAAAATATATCGTATAGTGTTGTCTTTAACATGAATTTTTTGTCTCTATCTGAGTAGTTAGAAGACATAATGGTGATGTTTCTTATTATATTTTTATCTTCTGCTTTTAATTCTCGCATAAATAAAATTGTTGCATCCAATACACCGCTATAAGGCAGTTTATTGAACACGATGAACACCGAAGGGTTGGAAAGCCACTATCTAGGGTTAGGATAGTGACTCTCCACAACAAACAGAATAAATACTGTTTATTGTTGACCTCCAACAATCGCAGGGGTTAAGTCTACTGATGTAACATCATCCCAATTAATTCCTGTAATCTCTTCTCTCGCTACCATTTCCCCATCAATAAAGCACCAATGGGTTGGGTGTCGGTCTATCTGTTCAATTATCTCTTCTTTTGCGAGAGATAGCGTTGTGTGTCCTGTCTCGTTTAATATTCTTAATGTAATCATAATTCTTCACTTCCTCTTGTTTTATCTAATCTGTTTGCCATATTTAAAACACCCTATACTGGTTCATTGTCTTGAGAATCAATCACTTCATAAATGTTTAATCCTACTCCAAGTGCGACAATGCTTGCACTTCCCCATAATAGTCCTTTACCAATTAATTTGGTAATCGTCCACATTACTTCTGCGGGGTCTTCTCTTTTAAAATTCTTTTTTGACATCTATCTTTTCCTCCTTTTGTATTAGAACTTCAGCCTCTAATCTATTTATTAGACCATATTCGATACCGATATCTAAAGCCTCGAGTTTCTTTATTTGCTCAACTGTTGGTGCTTTGGTAAGAAAGAACTGACAGTTTTTTAGCCAATACATACCATCTATTAATTTAGATTCAGTTTCCCGCATTAATGATGATAATATTTTCATCTCTTTCAAAGAATCACATACTCTAAGGGTAAGAATAGGAACTCCTAAGAATTCAAGGTTTTGAGCATAAATATCTGTTACTGGTTCAGAAAGTCTACGATTCAATCGTCGTATTTGTTTTTCTTCTTCTGCCTTTTCTCTCGCTAATCGTTCTTCTCTAGCGATTCTTCTTTCTTCTTCTCGCATCATTCGTTCTCTTGCTCTTTTCTCTACATTTTCGGGTAGATTATAGATTCTATCGGCCTCTATTCTTTGTGCCTCTATTTTTACTTGTCTTTCTGCTCTAGCCTTTCGTTGAGCCTCTCTTTTGTCGGTAACTTCTTTAGCCTTAGCAATCCTATCTTCTTTCCATTTAGTGTATTTCTCCAATAAAGGGTCACTAGTTACATAAAGATAGGCTAAGTCCTGCATTAGTTTAGCATTAGGATAACCATGAACAGTAAATTGATTTTTAGGGTTATCGGGATGATTCCATCTCCAAACAATAGAAGCCATTTTATAATCGTAACTTCCAAACCGGCCTTTACCTTTCTTTCTTAGGATTCTTCTTGGTTCTGTTCTACACAAAGCAGAATTGTAGTGCCAATCTTTTTTGTGTACATTATACCAACAATCCAATTCTTTAATTTTATCAAACATTAATTTGAATGAATCTCCATTCTCAGCCCACCATGCTTCTGCTTTCATAGAACCGACTCTAACTTTAATCCATTCAGCAACTTGTTCATCAGTTACTTCACCAACAACAAGTCCTTTCTCTTCTGCGATTTGTCGCATAATAAGGTAACTGTTGATGTGGTCACTACCTACTATTTCTTCAATACCGTTTTCAGTATTTCTAATACGGAAGTGATAAACAATTGGATGGCCACAAAGACACTGATTTGGATGGCTACTTGAGGAAACCCAATCGGGAATATCCCCATTACCATTCCACCAAACATCTCCAGTGGCTATCCACTCATCTTTAGCCTCATTATAATTATCAGCAACAGAAAGTTCTGTCATTTTTCTAATAAGTATTCTATCCCAACGGCCTTCGCCTAATTCTCTTTTCATTTTTATTTCTCCTTGATTAATTTGTTGTTTAACTTAAATAATAAGTTTTCTTGTTTAGTTAAACGCTTATTCAATGCAATGTTTTCATCTACTAAATGTTGCATAGTATTCGCATACATTTTTTCTAATTTTTTATTTTTTTCATTAAGAATAGTTTCTATTATTAGTTCTATGTTAGAAAACTTGTCTTCGCACTTAGATAACCTACTGTTAAATGCCATTATTTCATGCTGAGTTCCTTTGTTTAGGCTCTTGATGCTCTTAGCAGTTTTATTTTTTCTTCGGCAGTTATCACATACTGGTTTAAACTTAGCAATCCTTTCTGCTAAAACAGTTGATTTAACCACAAAAGGAGTATTGCACAATACACAAACAAAATGCATTTAACCACCGTAGTCTCTATCTTCTATTTCAAAATTGTATTGTTCTTGAAGATAACTTGTTAAAATCATATCCATCTTTTCTTGAAGGCTTCCTATGATACCTGCAATAATTCTGCGATTTAAACTAATCCATAGTCTATGATAAGTGTTTATCACTACTTTTGGTTCGTTATTTTCATTCTCACTTATAACAATCGGAGGTAATTCCGATGTATTTATTATTCTAAATTCTACTTCTTTATTCATTTTAAATTCACCTCTAAGAAACTCATAATTGATATATAGTTCTTCTCTTTTAGCATTGTCTCTAATCTACTAGAGTCTATTTTTTTAACACAAAATACTGCTAACATTTTGCTCATTTTTTCTTGGCTTGTTTTGCTAATAAGTTTAGCAGTTCTACTCAACAAATCTTGTTGGTATTTTTCTTCTGCTAAACAATCTAAACATTGAGTCCATTCCATAACTTCATGTTGATAATTGGGCTGTTGAAACCAACCTGCTCCATTACATATTTCACATTCCATTTTTATTCCTCACTTATCATCCAACCACTACCACACATCATATGCCATATAGCATCGCCTTTTGTTTTGAAGAACTTTGCTTCTTCTTCATCATCATCAATGTGTAATAATTTCCATTTGTATGTTTTTGTTTTTGTTGTTTTGTAATTCATTTTTAAGCCTCCTTAAGTAGAGTTTGTGGATATTTAGGATTAGTTGAGTTATATGCTCGTACTCCCACATTATACTTTACAGCAAAATGATTACTAGGCCACCACTTAGGCATCTGACCTTGAGGCCATTCCGCAAATTTCCATTTACCTTCTAAGTAATAGTGTTTGTATGAGTCTATAACAAAATCCCATTCATCGTTATTAGGATTGTTTTTGAAATAATCTTCTTTATCTAACCTATAGACATCAAGCATAGCAATTGATACAGGGGTTGCTTCACTTGCATCAGCATCATAATCTATTGCTGTTTGAAGTATTCTTTCAAAACTACCATGTTCTTTATTGTATCTTGAATTGTATTCTCTACATAGTTCAACACCATGTTGAAATAACCATAGTGCGTTGTTATTGTTTTGCCTAGCCCAAATAGTGCTAGGATGATTGAGCATAGCAGGTTTCATTAGAATAGAACCACTATCACTATGATATTGTTTTAGTTGCGCTAGTGTAGGTTCATAGCCAAACTTATCAGTGAATTCATTACATAACTCATTGGTATGTAGCATTTGACAAGTTTCCGTTGGCATTTTTACAACATGCTTGTTTAGCATTTGTTGTGCTGATTCTTTTGGGCATCTTGATAATGCAAATATATTCATTTTCCTTCACCTTCTATTAATACTAAATCATCCATGCTTATGTCGCAAAGCCATGAATGGTCGTAGCCTAACCTTGTTGTGTATAATTTACCATCTATTTCATAGGTTATGTCGAATAACATTATATCGCTCATTCTTCTTCACCTACTATTGAGTTATAATGGTCTAGGGCTTGAACCCAAGATGTGCAAGTTATAGTTAGTTCTCTTCTATCAACTTCCCATGTATTGCCATCATCTTCGGGTCTATTAGTCCATATTTCATCTCTAAAGAATAGCATCATAGATACTACATCTTCAAAAATATATTTGACCTTCATAGCAATTGTTCCATCATTGTAAATTGTATTTCCAAATTCTTGTTTTACTTTCATTCAATCATCTCCTTCCATGTTTCGGGTAAGTCTAATCCTTGTTCAAGTGCTTTCATCATTTCAACATGGCTCGCATAATTTCTAATCATTTCATCTAATGTTGTAAGAACATCACCTTTCTTTTTACTCTCTTCACTCAACCGCTTGACTTCTTCAAGGAGTAGTGGTGCGTCTCTCAATAGTGCATAAGTAGCCATGTGCTGTTCAATCGTTCCAGCCACTTCTTTCAAATCTGATAAGTGTCCTTCGTATTTGTCTGTGTCAATCATTCAATCACCCTCTTCTGCACCCAATATTGGTAAGTTAGCATAGCCGCCTTCAGTAAGTTGTAGTGTTCTGCACTAGGGTTTCGTCTAAAACTTAAAAAAGCCATATCAAGACCTTCGCTTGTGGCTAACTTTCGTTCTTCTACTTGCTTTTTAGGGGCAGGTTGAAAAACAGTTCCGTATGTTTCTGTTATTATTTTATATATTTCTTCTTCCATTTTAATCACCTTACTTGAAGAACCTCTTTGCTTCTTCGTATATTGTATAATGGTCTTTACGACCACTTTGAGTCTGCATTCTACAATACTCTTTTCTTTGTTCTGCTATCGTCACATCTAAGTTTAGATATTCATCTTTCCATATTCTTTGTTCTTTCACTTTGTCTTTCATTTTCATTTGGTTTCACGCCCATTTTTATTTTTATTTCGTCAAGACAACCTTGACATATATTTATTTTTATTTCTGATAGTTCTTCAGTTTCCAACTCGGTAAAAACTGCAACAACTTCATGTTTTGCTCTTAGATAACAAACATTGCATCTAAGTATATCTTCTGTTTTGAAGATAGTATTTCCTATAATTTTCTTAATCCATTCAAACATAGGACATCATCCTAATCTGTCGTCTTTGAATTTTTGATAGTCAATGTCTTCTTTGTCTGCCTTTAGTTGTTCTTCATCAACATAACCTAAGTCCGATGCTATCTCGTCAATTATATCATTGACTGAATCTAGGTTCTCTACTAAGATTTCTTCTAACAAATCCATGTAGTCATCCGGAGTCATGTTGCTCTTTAGCATATCTACTATTGTGGAATATCCACAACTTTCTACTATATCTTGTATTGTCATTTAAATTACCTCTTTATTAGTGAATAGGAGGAGAAGGGAGTCGCCTATTGGGAGTTGAGTTCAACAGGCTTACTTCTTTGTTGCACCTGACTCGACCTTCTCCATATTTGAATCAATTGATTACCAATTAACTCAACAAAACCAACCGTCATTACAACCATTGAATCGCCCTACCCCCCCTCGACAGTATATAAGGGGCGCTACCCCCTCGACCCTCCCCTCAAACAAGTCAAATTGGGAACGATTCGGTCAAAAAGAGATAAAGCATCACGCTAAGTAACAACAAACTACTTCCCCACCGTATAAGGTTTAATCTTACATTGTTAGGAGGATTGCACTTCTTTTCTTGACAATAATGATTGGTTATTAAATTTCCTCGATTAACATAAGTCTCTAGCAAATGATTCGTTCCTTTTGGAATATCTATTCCGCAGGTTTGGCAAATTGTATCTTCTTTTGCTTTTATAAAAACTTCTTCTATTAATCTCATATAATCACCTTAAAAATAAGAGGGAGAAAACCTTTTGGAGGAAAGAGAATGCACCACAGGTTTTTTTAATTCACCACAAACTCCCAATGGGGAACTAGTCCCCTAGTTCATTGTGACCACTCACAACGAATCAAAGTTTCCATCCCAAGAACCCTCTTTGAATAGTTTTGCCAAATGTGTTCTTGTTCTCTTTACTATTGCCTTAGCATAGTCTTCGGCATTCTCATATTGCTTGCCACCTCTAGCAACTAAAACCTTAGCCATTAGAAAATTGCTATTGTAATATGCTAGTGATGATTCTTCTACTAAGGAACAAGCCTTATCTATAGAAATTCTAACTGTAGTTGGCACAGAACTCTTTTTGCCCTTACGGAAAGGTGTTCCATCCCTGCCTCTTAGGAGAGCCTTCAATGCACCCTTAGCCGCATCTCTCTCATCGGGACTATTATCTCCAATTTGAAGATTCAACCTTAGCACCTGCTTTAGTCCATCTTCTAATTTCGTGTCTGCTTCTAAATATTCTTCAACCTCTACTTTGAGGCTATTCCATTCTATGTTATCCATGTTAATCTCCAACAAATTATTACTTTATTTGGCGTATATAAGCGACCCTAATGTTTTACTTAAAGCATTAAATCACTATTACTCTAAATCAATTTTATGCGGTCTTTTACATTCATCTCATGGATGATACATCCCATCATTCGTCTCAAAGTGAGACAAATGCCTTATGTTACACAAGTCACTCTTACAGAAGGACATCTCGTAAATTCAATTCGTCTCATCTCATCTCATCCATCTCACCATATATCTCTCTCATAGGGACTCATAACTACCCTCTAAGAAAAGGACTTATGGGGTAGTAGTATTATGATGATGATGATGATATGAGATATGAGATATATGAGATAGATATAGTGATAATATATATTATGTTACATATCTCTACCTCTCAGCCCCAACTATGTCGCATCTCATTCAATTTTTTCGGTGAGACGAATCAAACATTCTATATTATATTATTATAGATATACAAGATATAATATTCTTATTATAATACATATAAGACCAATTGAAAGAGAGCATTAATTGAATATGCTATACATATAACGATAAGTTTTGATAAAAAATAGGGGTTGTTTAAGTATTGCTTAACCAAAACCCTTTGTTAAGTGATGTTATTACCATATGGTTGCACTTTGGTTTAACCCGGTGCGATTTTTTGAATAGGTTCGCTTCCTATTGGGGGTTTGGAGGGGTGGGACTTCTCAGGAGTTATCATCGCTTAACCCTAAGCGGGGTAATTTTTCATTCCCGTATGTACATTCTATTTTGAACTCGTTTCGATACTGCCCCATGAATATTAACCAAATATATCATCAAATATTGTTCTCTTTCTCCCTAGTGGTTTTATGCTACTAGGTCTATCATGACAAGTAACGCATACATCTGTAAAATCAATTAAGGGATTTGCTGTGTTTCTAAATTTTTCGGTATATACTCGAATATGAGGTTGCCGACCTGCATAACCGCCTTTGAATTTATCGCATTCATAGCAACTCTTTGTTGGCATTTCTTTTTCCCAATGAATTTCATTTTCTCTAGTCATTCTTCATACCTCTTAATCAAAATAATGTTATAATTTGGATTTATCACATTTAGTCCATTATACAAGGCGTTGCGATAATATAATTTTCCTCTATAATTTAATATGTCATATTTATGCATGGTAAACCCATAACTCTACTATATTTAAGGTAATGACCACAAAGTTACCATTACCATATGGTAGTGCTTTGGGCTACCTTAATTAATATCAAATAGAGTTACTTGGGTGCTTCAATGGGGAGCAAACACATCAAATCAACCATAAGGAGTTGAAACCATGAAAGAAACAAATTGGAATATAAATGCAAACAAAGTAAAGACTTGGGCGGAAACCCAAAACGAAAAAGACCCTCAAGTAATGGCAATTATGCTATCACTTGGGCTTGGTGAAGCGGCAGGTACTGACGAAATGAGAAGTACATATTGGACGGCTATTCGTTCAATAGGTTCTACTATGGAAGGTTTTCCAGCCGCTCGCAAAGGACAGTTATCATCACTTACAGACAAACAACAGATTGTTTTGGATGCTGTGGAAACAACAGTCGTGAATGCTTTTGCGGCAATCCCTACTGAATACCACGATGTCATACTTGCTGTCATTGTACCAAACGGTAGGACTGGTGGCGTATTTGAAGATTACAACGCATTCACTAGCGACATGAAAAGAAAGGCTCACAACTATATGTTGAAGTCAATCAAAGAAAACCGTTGGGACGGAACAAAGGCAAACAAAGCCGGAGTACCAACAATAACCCCATCGGTTCCAAAATCAAAGGTCGAAGAGGTGACTGAAGAGGTTTGATGTTGTTGTTTCCCCATTGTTGCGCCTTTGCGCTTCATTGGGGTTCGCCAAAGACAAACCATATGGTTGTATGCTTTGCATACGACCCTAATATATCAATTAAGAATATTTTGTTTGGTGATAAAATATGGATATGACATACGAGCGCACAATGAAAATTAAATATACAGAAAACGAATTAACAGATACAGAAATGAGAAAACTAGCCCACGACTTACAACAAGAAGGGCTTGATATGGTAGATTGGGGAAATGAGGAAGTATTACAATACGGATTCAAACCAATGACCACAACTAAAACTCGCCATGTAATAAAAAACAGTAGGGGCAAAGTAATTTACTCAAACACATACCGACACAATACCGCAGAAGTTTACAATCAAATAAAAGAGTTCTACAAAGTAACAAGAGAGGAAGTGGAACAAGTTACCACAATCGAAGGTTGGGTAGAGCCGAACGGAACTAGGTTGAGCCTTGTTGATGAAAGTGACAAATATAGAATAGTAACGGATTATGTTGGTAATTATTATTATGAGGAAGAAGAAGTACAAATGCTAGTCAAAATAAATAATAGCAGTTATCAAGGTTTTACATTAGAAATAATTACTACTTGGAAGACTGATAAAATTCAAAGAGCAGACCTTATCAAACAACGATTAGTAGAACTTCCACTTGAAGAAGTTGGTAAAATACAAACTATCTTAGAATCTTGTTTGAGTGAGTATAGAGTAGTACCCGAACATCCGGAGATTGATTGTCACTTTGATGCTAAGACTGAAACAACTAGTGAATGTTCACCCGATATAATCAAGTTAGTTAGAGAGGCGAGAAATCAATGAAGACATACAAGATAATAAGATTTAGACAAGGTAGAGAAACAATAACAATACAAACGGGATTGACACTTGAAGAAGCACAAGCCCATTGTCAAGATGATGAAACAAGAGGAGATGGTTGGTTTGACGGTTACACTGAAGAATAAACTCATTAACATTGTATCACTTGAATGTGCTAGAACTGACCACAGACATGATTTAAAGCACTGTAAGATTTGTATGAAGGAGAGGAGGAAAAATGGCTCATAAACCCCAAACCAGCATCAATTAAGTTTGATGCCCTGTAAGTCCTATATGGCAAGGTTATGCAAAGCATAACCATATGGTAATGTAACTTTGAGGACTACCCCATATACTATCTAGAAATTGGTTTGTCATGCAGAAATGTAGAGGAATTGCAGGGAAAGGTTGTGGAAAAACAGCATCTTACAGATTGCCATATGCGACAGTTTGTTTTGAATGTTTTGAGATTAATAGAAAAGATTGGGAATCTAGAGATGAATTAGAAAAAGCCTCAATTCGTCGAGAATGGCGAGTTCAAGGAATTCCTAATCCTTTCGATTAGGTTTTCCGGCCTCTTTTGAGGCCACTAACCACAAAGTTATGACCATATGGTTGGGAGGCTTTGTTCTCAACCCTAAATAGGGTTGTTAGTTCTTTGGGCATGTCAAACGATACCACACTAGTAGGATATGTAAGAATGACCAACGCAGGGGGACAAATCAAAGTTTCAATCAATGTTGATGCTTTCAAAGATTGTCAAACCTATACAACAAGTGACGGACAAGTATATGTCCCACTGATTATATCAGCAAATGCTCTAAAAGCAGTACAAGATGGAGAAAGAGTAGTAACAACAATCTTTCAGCATGTAGATTAATTCCAATGGTTATTAGTGGCCATAACACTATTGAGAAACGAAGGCGAAAGTCAAAAGACCAATATATCAGTCGGAAGGATATGCACGACAGGTTGCACAGTGAAGAATACTAGTTGTACTTCATTCACTCCCCTAGAGTCAAGTATCAGCGCTTTAGCGGCTTTTGAATTAGTAGCCCAAGTTTCTCATGAGTATTGGGGTAATGCAAAGCATTACCATATGGTTGCTTCTTTGGTAATAAACCCCGCAGGGAAAATGGCCGAAACCATCTTTTTTGTCGGGATATCTCAATAATCTGCTCTTGGATATCCGTATTGGCCGTAAGTGCAATTATTACACATACAATCGGTATTACAAATATCAAACCCATATCTGCTCCGCCTATATTTTTGAAGGCATATGTAGCAATCGGGATTACTTTCATATTCATCACATTCACAATATAACAAGACTTCTAAATTGCTATATGCGTCTTCTATCGGCTTTTTTGCTTCTTTTGGGAGATTTTTATAGAATGGTTCTTCCATTAAGAGTTTGATAGCGTCTAACTCTTTTAGAGTTGTATCTTTTCTAGCCTCTATCTTCTCTCGTATCTCTTCATCCGTCAATCCTTCATCTACCCATTGTTCGTATTCGTCTTCGCTGACTCTAATATCATCACCAAAGAATATTGGCAATATTCACCTATACTTAGGGTAGACAAAGCCTACCATATGGTTGTAATCGCTTTGCGAGCGTAGTGCATTACAACCCTAATACTTACAGGAAGTACAGGGTTGCTTCGGAGGGATTGAAGCATTAACTTTTAAGGAGTTGATAATATGAAGGAAGAAAATTGGATAACAAACATAAACAAAGTAAATTTGTGGCTTGAAGAAGAAGATAGAGGAGCAAGCGGCCAAGCAATTGGTTTGTCTATTACTCTAGGAAATGACTGTGGTAGTGACGATATGCGTTCTACTTATTGGACGGCTATCCGTTCTATAGGTAGTACATATACCGACTTCCCTTTAGCAAGGAAAGGCCAAGCATCTACATTACCAGTAGAAATACAAGTGGCGGTAGATGGTGTGACTTCTGCGGTACAATCTGCTTTTGCGGATATTACTAATGGTGAGTTAATTACTACTGTAATCTATGCAGGGCTTGGTCGAAGAGGCGGAAAATACTCTTCAATGAATGAATTTGCTGACTATATGGCTAAACAAGCAGGTCAAAACCTGTTGAAAGGATATAAAGAAGGTCGTTGGGACGGAACCATGAATGGCGATATCCCGACAATGGCTGCTCCTCCTGTAAAGGAGAAGAAGGAGGCCAATAAAGAAGATTGATGCGGCATTCCCTCCGTTGCACCTCTTTAGGGGGCAATGGCAAAGCCATTACCATATGGTAGTAACTTTGTGGTACCACACTAATAGGGTTAGATTTTATTTGGGCATGTTTACGAAGAGTATTGGTGATGAAGAAGACGGAGTAGTAGTTAATGTAGGATTATGTGCTGGAAGGCATGATATTGAGGGAATCACTGATTATATTTTTTCAGAACCTATTGAAAATCCTAATGACTTTAAAACTCTAAGACAAATCGCAAATGAAAGATTAGAGGAAATGTGGAATGATGGAAATTGTATCAACATTTATGTTACTGGATTAAGCCAAGCATTAACTATCGTTTTATCAGAAGTTTTTGGTTTATACGAATTAACAGAATATGATATTCTGGTTCAGGTCTATCATTGGGATAGAGAAACAGAAACCTACAAGGGTCATACCATCGTAGGTAGTTAAAACCCTTCGGGGCAACCTCAAAGATATTACCATATGGTGTGGTCTTTGACCGTTGGTAATACACCCTATATAGGAGGTATTTGAGTCAATAGTCATGGATAATGATATTACCATTAATAAGGAGGCAAAAACTAACAGTTCTATAACTCTCCATGTATGTAGAACTGGGAAGAAAGAGCAATACTACACCCTATACGAGGAAGGGATAGTAGCAAGACCATATAGGTGCAATTACTTTTGTAACTATGTACAAAACTTAGCACACTCAAAAGTTGATGCTATGGAAAAGGCACAAAAGAGGCAACAAGAATTAGTTGATAGTGGCTTTTGGTTCACTGTTGAAGTAGAATATCATGATTCTCCACGAATCATATATGCTAGAATGGAGGCCTTTGGTGCTGAATTCAAGACTTCTAAATCCGGTACTACAATGTGGGCTAACGCTACACCCGAATTTTGGGACAATTGGAAAGCAAATAAACAATTAATCAAGAATGCTGGATTTTGGGTCAAGAGAACTAATACTGGTCAATGGCTTGTTTTCGTCAAGAGGGATGCAGACTTCGATTATAGTTGAGGCCTAATAAAAAACACATGATGTTTTCCCCAATTGGGGTTTTTACGGGCAAAGCCCAACCATATGGCTTTGTATTCTAAAATTTTTATTTTTGATTAGATTAAAACAAACAGGCTTTTAATGTAGCGTTTTGCCTATTTTCAAAGAACTAATATTGCTTTAATTAATACCGATGAAGTTATATCTTGCATAACATTACGCTTTCTTGATACGGATGCCTACTAATGAAGAGAACTACAAATACTCTTTTAATTGTATTAGTTTTTTAATATAACTTAATTAGTACGCATATGTAACAACGGTAAATGGAGGTAAAGCGTACTTTTAAATGAATTACTGGTTAAATTCTAATTAACTAATTCAGAATTATATAGGTTAAATAAAACAATTAAAAACTATATTATTATTATAAATCAATACATTATAATTAAATGATTATCTTTTTATCCTGTTTATACATACGAATATAAAAAAATAAAAACGCAAGTGCCAAATAAATTCCACCACATTTTTTGAGAAAAAGAGATGATAACATGACATGGAAAAATAATATTAAGAAAAAAGACACATTAGACGACCTACCCGAGGGATTTAATAAAAGTATAGGGATAGTAATACGAGGGCTTGAAAATGCCGATTTGTTTGAATATTTAGATGAGAAACAAAATAGAGGAATGACTAATAGTGATTTAATCGGTTTACTTGATGATTTACAAGGAACTCTTGAGAAACTAATGGAAGCAGATTACGATAGAAGAACAGGTAATATTTGAAAAAATCCGCCACAAATTTTTGGAGAAATTAATATGACATGGAAAGACGAGATTAAAAAAGAAGATAGAAGAAGTCCTGTTGATATGGGCGATGGTGTTCCTTTAAGTAAGATAGAAGAAAATATTTACCAAGCCCTTGCTAATGTTGAAGATAAGTGGGAAGCAAGAGATAAAGAAGAAAACAAAATTAGGCGAGAAACTATTAAGAGATTAGAAGATGCCTTAGAAGATATAGCAGAATTATTAAAAGAGGATTGATTATGACATGGCAAGATATTCTAAAACGCCTAAGTTCTTATGAAAGAGCGACGGTTGAAGAGTTTGCCTTTGAAGAGTTATTTAAAAATAGAAGAAATATTAAAATTCCTAAAAGAAGAGATACTAAGGAAGTTAGTCGTGGGTTTTCCCCTTCTCGCCCTGCCATTAAGACAGGCGAGCAAATCCAAGCCGACAAAGAAAAACTAAAACAAAAAGGGGAAAGGCAGAAAAAGATAAATCTCTATATTAAGAATATTGAATATACGGAAAAGAAGTCGAATGATAATTTAAAGATTCTTATTGACAAGATAGAACTCTACGAAGCAACAAGCAGATTCGCAAGAGAAGATTTGGATAAACTAGAAAGTGATAGCACAATTGACTCCGAAGATGAAAGGATTCTCTCTCTTGAAAATAGAATAAAACAAATAAGCGAAGATTCCGAAGAATTTATTGTTTATCACATTGTATATTATTTTATTGATGTTGTTAAGCGGTTTGTTAGACTAATGGAACAAAGAAATACAATTCCTAAACAGGGAGAAGCAACGGAAGCGCATTTAATAGAAACAGTAGGTTTAGACGACGAGGATAAGCAAAGAATAGAGAGAGCATTTGTTAATACAAAGAAAGCCCTACTAGAAAATTATAAAAAATATGATAAATATGTTGGTTTTCTAAGAGAGGATAAAGAAAATTTTGATAAATATAAAGAACTAAAAGAAAAATTAAAAGGTGAATAATATGACATGGAAAGAAATTTTAAAAGAAAAAAATGATGATGAAATCTTGGAAAAAAACAAAGATAAGCCGGATTATATTGATTTAGATAAAGACGGCGATAAGAAAGAATCTATGAAACAAGCGGCTAAAGATGCTAAAAAGAAAAAAGGAACAAATAATGCTTTTATGGCTAGGGATTAATTATGACATGGAAAAAAATTCTAAAGAATGAAGATGAAGAGGAACTTCCGGAGCATGTTAAAAGAGCGAGAGAAAGAGTAAGACAGGGATTACCTTCTAAAGAACAACCGCTTATTTCTCAATTTGATGATAAAAAGAGAATGAAGAGTGATGAATAATATGACAAGGTGTAATTATCTCGATAAGTGGTTTGATGCAAAGTCAAAAGAAGTAGACAAGAAAGAGGCAAAGTCAAAGAAGTGTTTTGTTACAGGTGGTAAGAAATGAGTTGGGAAGATGTATTGAAGAGAAAGAAGGTCGTTGATGGATTTTATACTAGTGGAGAGAATGAAGCCCGTAGAAGGGCATTTAAGTCACTTAAAAATAAATATCCCACATACCCCACATTTTACAACGAAAAAGAAAGAAAACAATTTAATAAAGAACTCAAAAGAAAAATTAGAGAAGAAATGAAAAAAGTTAGGAGAGAAGGATATACAATGTCGCTACCGGCTCACCGCCAACCAAGAGGTAAAACTAGACCAAGAGATTCTAAAAAAGTTAGAGATGCACAAAGAGACAAGCGAGAACAAGAAGAAGCATTTGGCGATGTAACAGATTCACCTAGTTATGAACAACCTCAACCAAAGGCAAATCAACAAAGAAAAAGAAAAAAGGTAGGGTTTGGAATGGCAGGTAACAAAACTAACCCAATGCCAAGAAAGGCTAGAATGAAAGCAAGAAATCGCCCATATAATCCATTTTCAGGAGAAGGCAGACAGGTTGGTAAGAAAAAGCATCATCACAAGTATTTAGGTGATAAGAAATGAATTGGAGAGATATTCTTAAAGTAGAAAGCGACGAGGAGAAAATGGCGGGAGCAGTAACTACATCCTCTTCTCCTGCTTTATTTAACATTTCATACGGGAAAAAGAGGAAGAAAGATGGCGAAGAAGAAGAAGATTAATGTTGGCGGAAATAATTTTAATCAAGATTTTAACAACTTAAAATTTGTTAAAGACTATGATGAATGGAAAAATAACTGTTTAAGTATTAGTGGGGAAAGTATTGGTGTCGTCAATATTCCAACTCTTTATGATTTTCTAATTGTGCATGTATTTGAAAACATTAGGCCTAATTCCGTGAATTTAGGAAGAGATGGAGAAGGGGCGATTGAGGCTCTTACTGCGATAGAAAAAATAATGGATGAACAGGTATTAACTAATTTAGATATTTCTAAAATTAGAAAATTAGCAAATACATTAAAGAATTTAGAAACAGAAGATACTCTTAATCCAAAGGACATAGTTTTTACTGAAACTACTTACGATAGAGCCGGTGATGTTAGTGGAGAAAGAAGATTAGCCGGTCACTACAGAACACCCGAATATGTTAAGAGGTCTAAAAGCCAAAACACACTACCTGCTGTTCCTTCCGGTTGGTATTCGGGAACAGGTAATCCTCCTTCTTGGGCTTTATTTGGTGGTAATTCTACTTATGCAAAACCAACTGGGCTTGTTGAAATAATGGAAGGAATCACTGATGAACTAGGAAAAGAAGGTACAGGAATATCAATTAGAGATTTAGAAATTGTTGATATTAAAGGTAGAAACCAAGTTGATAATTTGTCCGGTATTCGTGGCGTTGAGAAATATTTTGATGATATAATTACCAAAGAACAATTTTGGAAGGGAGGAAAACTTCTAGTTGGTAAAGTCGCTGATGATTTTAGCGCCCAACAATTTAAACCAACTCCTAGAGAACAAAGTAAAGTTAGGGCATTAGCAGGATTAGGAACAGGTAAAGATTCAATAGCAGGTATTATTAGAGAATTTAAAATTACTTCAACGGCACTTCCTATCATTGATTTAGTAAATGCCGCTTTAGTTAGAGCAGGAACAAATAAAGCGCCCGATGGATATAGAGCGTGGCAAAATGCTAGAAGAGGCGGGTTTGATTATAGAAAAACTAGAAGAGAAAAGTTCGGTGAAGGTACTCAAAGTCCTGATAGCAAGGTAATTTCTAAAAAATGGCAATCTTATCTTTGGAGATGATTTCTATGATAACAAGAAAACGCTGTGGTTTTTGCCAACATGAAGATAGGGCAGAATTAGAGCGAATGCTTGAAAGTAGAGAAATGACTTGTGATGAGTTAGATGAAAAATATGGATGGAGAAGTGGAACTGCGGCTCAACACCAAAGAAATCATATGGGGGATTATGTCAATAGTAGTAATCCTAAATGCGTATTATGTACAGACCCAATGAGAAAACATTATGAAACTGCTATACACAATGGAGAAATAAATTCAGATGCAGTAGCAACGGCATTAGATACTACGAAACAACAAATTCAAAGACATATGAAACATCATCTTACTCCTATTGTTCAAGAAAGTGCGGCTATGATTATTGCTCAAAAAGAATTAAATGAAGTAGATTTACTTTCTAACAATGTTCAAAAATTAGATGTAAGATTAGAACAAGTATTCAACGACTTAGGAAACGATTTAGACCCTAAGATGATTGATGCTTTGACTAAACTTGCTAGAGAAATTAGAGAGTCGCTAAAATATCTTATGGAGTTTAAGGGTAAATTGGTTCACAAGAGACAAGATACAATTATAGTTCATCAAATGCAAATAGTCCAAGAAGTGTTGGCGCAAAACAATCCCGAAATTTGGTTAGACATTAAGAAAAGAATGCAGGAGAAATTACAATGAATTGGGAAGATATATTAAAAGAGGAAAAAAGAACTAAAGAAATGATGGCTGAAATAAAACAAAGCCTTCACGAATTATTATTTGACGGTGAAAGAAAAGAAAGAATTACCGTTCCGAGAGAATTTCTTCATTTGATTTGGGGAATGCTTAGTGATTATTAATGCAGGAGTGATTCATAATGAGTTGGGAAGGTATATTGAAAAACGAATTTACGCTTTGGGCTAAAGTAGAAGACACTAGAAATTGGATGGAACTAGCAAAAGAAATAGGCTCAAGAGAGGATATGTTTGAGGTAGCAAAACATGAGGCAAGAAAAATAGGTAGGACAGTAGTGGGTAGTGCTTCCGAAGGTAAAATAGTTACTATTGATGAAGGCATTTTTGAAAATGTTACCGAGCCTTTAATTTATTATGTAATTAAACCAACAGGAGATTCCGCACCCGACCCTTCTTACATACCTAATACTACCGAGTCCAATACCGCAGAAGGAGTCCAAAGAAGATTTAGGGGAGATTTCGATATTAGCGAAAGATATTAAGGAGAAATTACAATGAGTTGGAAAGATATACTTAAAATGAGTCCAGCACCGGAACTGATTAAATTAGGTGGAGTTTTCTATGGGTTAAACTTCAATAGGCCAATTAGTCGTAAAGGATTCTATAACTATTTGCCCCTACATATAGAAACTAAAAGAATAACTGATGTTGGTGAATTCTTATCGGGAGATGGTGTTGATGTTGATATTGCTGACGCAGATGAACATGCTTTTGTAGGCCGTAGAGGAGAAATGGCAGAAAACTATTTTAGGATGAAAAATCAATAAGAGAGATTACAATGAAAAAATCGGAAGAATATACTAAAGAAGTTGGAGAACTAATGACCACTTTAGGAAAATTGTCATTAAAATCATCAGAAGCATTAACCCAAATGACTAGGCTTTCTCAAGAGAATAAAGATGAGTTTTTAACAGAAAGACTATTAGAGGCTTTAGAAATTAAAAAGCAATTTGATGAAACTATGGTCAAAATAATTAACAACCTTGTAAGAAGAGAAGATATGAGATAAAGTGATTTCAAT